ATGCGCGCCGTTCTTCCCGTCATCAGCATTCACACCGCCGCCAACGGCGACCCGGCCAACGCCTCCATCTTGGTGATCTACACGGGCGGCACCGTAGGCATGGCCTACAACAAGCACGGCGTGCTGGCCCCCATGCGCTTCAGCGAGGTCAATAAGCTGATGCCCGAGCTGCGCCACCTGCGCATGCGTGTGTCGGTGCTGAGCTTGCCCGACCCCATCGATTCGTCGAACGTGACGCCGGCCAACTGGCTCATGATGGCCGCCATCATTCAGGAAAACTACGATCAGTACGACGGGTTTGTGGTGCTGCACGGCACCGATACCATGGCGTATTCGGCCTCGGCGCTGGGGTATTTGTTGGAAAATCTGGCGAAGCCCGTGGTGTTCACAGGCGCGCAGGTGCCCGTCGGCCGTATTCGCACCGATGCGCGGCGCAACTTCATCACGGCCCTTGACATTGCCGCCGCCCGTCACCCCGATGGCACTGCGCGCGTACCAGAAGTAAGTCTGTTCTTCAACACGCTGCTACTGCGCGGAACTCGTGCTAAAAAGGTTGAAAGCCAGCATTTTGCAGCGTTTAAGAGCGAAAATCTGCCGCCGTTGGTGCGGGCTGGTATCAAGCTGGAATTTACCGATAGCCTAATTCGGCCGCTGCCCACCGAGCCGTTGCAGGTGCACACCCACCTCGACGACCACGTGACCATCCTGAAACTGTTTCCCGGCATCACCGAGGCCGTGGTAAACTCGATTTTGGGCGTAAAAGGTTTGCGCGGCTGCATCCTCGAAACCTACGGCTCGGGCAACGCACCTACGCAGCCGTGGTTTTTGCGGTGCCTGGAAGCGGCGCACAACCGGGGCGTGCACATCCTCAACGTGAGCCAGTGCGAGGAAGGCCGCGTGGAGCAAGGCCGCTACGAAACCAGCGCTTCCCTGCTCGCGCGTGGCGTATTAGGCGGTGACGACATCACCACGGAAGCTGCGATTACGAAGCTGATGTTTGTGCTGGGCCTGGGTCGCAGCGCCGCCGAAACGGCTCGGCTCTTGACCAGCGACCTGCGCGGCGAGATTAGTGTGCTGTAAGTAAGGTTGCGAATCTGAGAAAAGGGGCGTTACTTTGCGCCCGATTCCTGACCCAGAGAGGTGTCCGAGTGGTCGAAGGAGCACGCCTGGAAAGTGTGTATGGGCCAAAAGCTCATCGTGGGTTCGAATCCCATCCTCTCTGCAAACAATATTAGCAGCCCCAACCAGTTTCTGGTTGGGGCTCTTTTTTTGCCCTGTACGCGACGGGAAGGCGGTTTTGAGGAAGTGGAGCGGGGGTTTGAGCGGGCACCAGCGGGGCCACTAGAATAATTTGAAGGACACAGGAGGAAATATAGGAGGTATTAGCTAACTATTTTAGTAACTCGTATCGTTTAACGCTAACATCATTAGCTAAAGCGATACCTATGCAACATTTTATGTGCGTCCGCTTCGTGTTCCGCCCCGCCGCGCTGAACGCTGCTACCCTTTCGGAGTTATACCAGGACACCAGCCCCGACCAGGAACTTGCCCCCGACCACCCCGGTGCCATCGTGTGCCGGATCACCGTGGACAAGGCCCGAAAACGCTTCAACACCCCCGCCAAATGCAAGTACCGAGAGTGGGACGCCCAAGACCAACAACTCAAAGGCAAGAGCACCTTGGCCCGCCGGTACAACATGGCCTTGGACGGCATCAAAAGCGACCTCAACGGCCTGTACCTGGAAATGGAACGCCGCAAAGAGTACGTCACGGCCGACCGGCTCTACGCGGCGTATTCCAGAGGAAGCAAACCCCGGCTAAGTTTCTTGGAATCCTGGCAACAGTGGCTGGAGCTGCGCACGCCTTTGGTGGGCAACGGCCTGAGTCAAGCTGTATTGGATGCGGGCAAGATTCGCTACAAACGGTTAAAAGCGTTTTTAGAAAGCGAAGGGATGGGCATGCTCTTGCCCGAAGAGTTTACCGCCAAATGGTGCGACCGCTTCATTACGTGGATGCGGGTGCACCGCTCGGCTTCCCAGAACTACACCAACAAGGTAGTTCAAACGATTAAGCAAGTACTTTCGTGGTGCGTACGCCACGAACACGCGACCCTGAACCCGCTAGACAAGTACGGGCTCAAGTTCGCCCCGACGCCTCCGCCGGTCTTTCTAACGGGCGACGAAATCCAAGCTTTGGAGAACTACCGGTTTGCCAACGAAGTGTACCGGAACACGGCCGATATCTTTCTGTTTCAGTGCTATACGGGGTTAGCCTATGCCGACCTGAAACGATTTGATGCTGGTCGGGATATCAAACGCGGCGACAAAGGCAGGCCCTGGATTTTCATGACCCGCCAAAAGACGCAGGACAGCACCGGACAGGAGATCACGGTGCCCTTATTAGACAGAGCGTTGGCGATCTTGGATCGGCACAAACGGAAATTACCCGTTCCGTCGAATCAGGTCTACAACCGGGTGCTCAAGGAAATCGCCGCGACCCTGAACCTGTCCCAGCGGGTAACCACCCACGTCGGACGGAAAACAGCAGGAAGATTACTGTTGGACGAAGGCTTTAGCATGGCCGCCGTCAGCAAGTTTCTAGGCCACAAGACCGTCGCCATGACGGAGAAATACTACGTACGGGCGGGGGAAGAACTCGTAGCCCGCGAAGTAGAACGCCTGCACCCGAACCGCTCCCTCTCGTCGTGGGACTGGGATATCCTGCCTGCCAAAACCGACAACTAACCTGTTTATGTCCGCCCGCTGCCGCTTCTTACTCAAAGCCCTGATGCGCCGTCTTCGTCCCGAACGGTATCTGCTGCAACGAGGGGTCTTTACCCGGCGTTCCTACGCGGTCCTGCTGCGCGCGGATCGGCCCGAAGTCCACCGCCGGATGCAGCGGGAACGGGCGCGACGAGAGGCGCAGCTACTGGCGGATGAAGGGATTTGTTCCTGATGGGCAAGTAAAAAGCCGCCCGACGTGGTACGTGGGACGGCTTTTCATTTACCACCTATAAGTGGTATTAGCGACGGCTCCAATATCTAAACCCTATCCGCGTGTTGGACCTCATAACGGCTTGGGGCTAATCTCCACCGTCATCACCTGCGGGGGCGTTAGATTCCCCCCGAAGTACAACCCTCGGGTTACCCCGTAGCTTAGGTTCAGCTTCCCGTGGGGTACGCGTACATAGGGTTGCAGCACCTCGTTCACCTTCACGGTAAACACATACGCCGACGCGGTTACTTCGATGTTGCATTCCGCTACGTCGCCGGGCTGGAGTCGGGCAACCACGGGGAAGTCCTTCACCTCGTTGAAGTTCAGTTGGCCTTTGTCATGCACGAAAGCCAAAAGTTCCAGCGCATACACGGCGGGGTTGTAGCGCCACCCGAAGCGGGCGCTGTTATCCTCCGAGAACCCAAAGGAAGCCCCGTACAATTTGTTGGCGTCGAGTTGGTTGTAGGCCGGTAGCTCGTAGATGCAATCCGAACCGAACCGCACCCACTTGCGCAGGCTGGGGAGCTTGAAAAACCACGGGCAGACGAGCGTGCCGCCTTCGTGTTGGCCGGGGCGCAGGGTATAGACGCTCATGCGTTGGGGTTGTACTGCTTGCGGCTAATGAAGTAGGTCGCCCCGGCTAAGAGTATAGGCACGGCTACAAACCACAGGTCTACGAGTTCCCCGTGGGCTGCGTAGTCTTTGATCGTGAACAGGCTGGCCACGCCGGCAATGACCAGCAGGCAGACAATGGCGATACGGGCTTCGTTGCTGATTTTTTTCATAGTCGAGAGGAGTTAGAACGCGGATAGGTAAACAGGAAGGTGCGGTGGCGGTCGACTTGCTGCATCGACCGTTGGCAGAGTTGCCCCCGGCAGCCTTCGCAGAGGCAATGCACCACGGGTTGCACCACAAAAGGCGTACTGCACTCCACGCAGTAGCGGAAGGGAGCAAAGAAGCCGTGGGGCTGGACTTTCGCGTAAGCCATAGGAGAGCGATTAGACGACGAAAACGATTTCCTTGAACCAGTTCCGGCGCAGGCCGCGCACGGCGAAGTTGAGCAGCAGGTTGCCGTCTTGGCGCAGGCGGCACAGGGTTCCTTGGGGGTTGACGACGAGCATAGGCTTACACGTTGGGATCGTTAATAATCTGACTGACGACGAAGAGGAAAGCCGCCGCGCCGATGCAGCAGGCGCCCGCCCAGAGCCCGCTGTCACTTCCTGGAGCTACTTGCTCGGTGAACTGAAACACCCCGCACACGACGGCAAAGCAGAGCAGAATGCCGATCAGGTACTGGAGGGGACGGGAGACGGGCTTACGAGGCATAGTGAGAGCGTTATTCGACCCAGACGGCGACATACGCCACCTGCTTTTTGAGTCGCCAGTTCTTGAATACCCCTTGGCCGTCGCGGTTCAGGAGACCTCCGGACGTATTGCCCTCGACAGTCTGACAGGAAGGGCCGGACGCGGGCCAGAGGTCGATGAAGCCGACGTGCGAGACGGTGGCCTTATTCCAATCGTAGCCGACTAAATCCCCCGTTCGGGGCAGGCCGTAGGCTTTCGACATGCGGCCGTGGTTGTAGGCAATGCGATTCTTGTCCGCAAACCACGAACGGGCCCGGCCGTAGTTCGGGGTCTTGAAGCCGGCCATGCGCAGGCACCACGAAACGTACCAGCTGCACCATGCATCGCCCTTTTTGCCCCCGCCCATGCGTTGGTACATTTCCACCACCGGCCCGTCGTTGTGGCCCGTGAGTTCGCGTACATACAGCTGTGAGTCGTAGACCGTCTTTAGGACGGCACGGCGATCAACGCGCTGGACAACAGCCGCACGGCCAGAAAGAGCAACACAAAGTAGGGCAGCAAGGACAAGAGCATGCGCACGCATCGGATACTGAATTGAAGGGTGGCCACGCGGCGTCGTTCCGCGAGTTGAGCGAGTTGCAGGGTGTCGAGTTGGCCGGGAGCGGTCAGCATTTCCGCCAACTCTTTCGTCACGTTTTCCAGCAGCTTGCCTTCCATGCATTCCTGCACGTAGGCGTACAAGCGGGGAAACAGCCGGTAATACATCAGGAAAGAGACCTGACAGGCCGCCATAAATTCCATGACCCCCAGCGCCAGCGCATTGATGGTGCCCGGATCGAAGGCTCCCGTATCCGGCCCGTACAGCCACCGCATCAGGTGGGGAAACAGCAGGAACAGAGCGACGGAGATCACCAGCAATACTTTGGGGCCGTGCCGTTGCCAGAAGTCCTTGTGGGCCGGCAACGGCGTGTCCGGGTTGGACACGCTGGCCGTAGGAGCCGGGGCCGACGGGCGGGTCAAGCGGTTACCCACGAGCCACACCACGCCCATCGCCACCAAGGCCAGCCCGAAGGTGACCAACACTAAGAAGATGTCGTGTTGTAATGCTTCGTCCATCAGGCAGAGGCAAAAAGAGTGAGTTGTTCGTACACGCGGAAGGGTTCGGCTTGCTGGGCTGTGTGATGCAGAGTAGGGCCCCAAGCGGCGGGCGGGCACGCGGCGGGGCGGGGCAGGTAGGCGGCGTGTTCTTCGCGGGCCTTGGCTACCCAATGCGGGTCTAACTCCATCCCGATAAAAGAGCGGCCTAGTGTGCGGGCGGCTTTGCCCGTGGCGTTGCTGCCCATAAAGCAGTCGAGCACCACCGCGCCGGGGCGGCTGCTGCTGCGGATAATGTGCTCCATCAGGGCGGCGGGCTTCTCGCAGACGTGCTTGCCCTTGTAGTAGCCCACGGTGGCAAAAGTCCACACGTCAGTATAAGGGGTTTCGGCGGTGGCTATAAAGGGGCGACGTAGTTCTTCGTAGTCCCGACGTAGTTCTTCGTAGTCCCGACGTAGTTCTTCGTAGTCCCGACGTAGATATTCGCCCCCATGCTGATTGAGAAAGTCACGGATAGTAGCGTACTGTTCAGGCATTGGGACGTTCATGCCTAGTAACCAGTTCGACACACAGCCCGTAAGCCCGCCCGTGCGCGATGGGAATAATGCCGCTACCCGCCTGCTGGTAACGCCCGCCCGCTTCATTTCTGCCCGCAAATAGTCACCAAATACGACGACCTTGGCAGCTTCACACTTTGATGTATAGCCGGCTTCGCCCATTGCCACGGTGTCGCTGCCAACCTGCTCGGCAAAAATGATGGACTCAGAAGCCGGGAAGAAGGCCCGTAAATCCTCCTTGCGGAACATTTCAGCCTTGGTGCTAAACTTGGGTTTCTGCCAGCGGATGTTAGTCAACACGTTGAAGTGCTTGCGTATCACGCCTTCTACCCCGTGGCTCATCTGCGGGGAAGCGAACACGTAGAGTGAGCCGTTTGGCTTTAACACCCGCTTCCATTCCACGCACAGCGCGTCGATCCATTCTAGGAACTTGGTGCTGTTGCTCCATTGGTTATCCCACGCTTCGCCCTTCACCCGAAAATACGGCGGGTCGGTCGCAATCAAGTCCACGGAGTTGTCCGGTAGGGTCTTGAGCAACGCGAGGCAATCGCCGGCAAGGAGTTGAAACATGGGATCAGTGCGTAATGCTTATATAAAGGAGTACCCCGAGAGCTGCGGTCAACAGGAAGTTGAGAATGCCCCGCTTGTTGGCTTTACTGGAGGCTTCCTGTAAGCTCACGGCTTGGGATTGGTATTGCCGATCCCGTTCGACTAGTTGGGCGTCGGCAGTTTGGGTGGCGAGTAATTGGCTTTTGTAGGCTTCCCGTAGGTGGGGAATCTTGCGCAGCGAATCGGCCAGGGCCACCCGTTGGGCGCCCGTCAAGCACAGGGTCGGCAGCGGCTTAGCGGCCGGCGTTTGCGCGTAAGACACTATCGGCCCACGACACAGTAGCAGCAGTAACAGGAGTAGGAGTCGTTTCACGGGTCTGGTTATAATGAGTGGCAGCATCGGCTTTATGGGCTTCCTTTTCCTTCTCCAATCGCTCGTAAGTCTTGCGGCTGGCTTTGGCTTCTTTGCGGCTCATCTGGACGCCCGTATCGTCGTCCGTGCGCCAACAGGTAGCGACCAGAAAAGCCAATACAACCAAGGCAATGAAGGCGAGGGGCGCGTAGAAGAAAGGCTCCAGTTTGGGCAGGTCTCGTAGCTTCATTAGGAGTTAGGCTTGCGGTGAATGATTTCCCGGTCGATGATCTTGTCCATCTCGGTAAAGGCCTTTTCCAGCGTTTCCTTCTTGATCTCCAAGGTTTCGATGCGCTTTTCCATGTACTTGGTCAATTGCTGGGAAGCCTGTTGCTGGGTGCCGATCTCTCCTACTAGCTTCGTAAGGGCCGTGACCACTTCTTTGAGTTCGCGCACGTTGGCGTCGGAATTGCCGATAGCCCGGTTCAGGAGCCACCCCACCACTCCAATGGAAACCGTGACTACACCGCCGACGAAGACGTTGGGAATGGCCGGGGCCGTATCCAACAGCAACACGGACGTAGAGTAGAGAGGCAACACAGCGAGGATAGGGGCTAAGACAGAAAAGGGTAGATAAGGCAATCCCGCACGCACCAGCTCCCACAACGGCGGCATTTCAGGGGGATGAAAGCGGTAGAGGACGGCGGTTGTGGTCGGCATCAGCGAAAAGGGCGTGATGAAGAAGTAGCAATAGGGATAGGCGTAGCAGGTCAGGCTTTAGGCCCTACCAGGACGTTGTTGGAGGCCCGTAAGGCTTCCCACGCGTCCAGGCAGGCGTCTTCGTCGGCTTTGGTAATGAAGTAGCCGCCGTTGCTGGTAGAGTAGGTATTGGGAGCGCTTAAGAAGGTGTTGCCCGTGGCCGTGTTCTTGGTTTGGTCTACGTCCCAGTCGTTGCGCTGCTGGTAGGCCCACTGGGCTTCGGGCTTGGTTTTGTTGGCGGGCGGGAAGTACATGGAGGCCAGCTTGTTGTCCTGCACCACATTACCCGACCCCCCTAGGGAATACAGGGCTTTGCCCACGTCGATGATGATCTTGCCCTGGTTGACCCCTTCTCTATAATGAATGCCATTGACCACGCGGTTGCGCCGTAGGGCGGAATTGGTACCGCCGGCAATGGCGACCCCGTAGTTGGAGCAGCGCACCACGAAGTTGTCTTCGATGCGTAGGTTGTCGCTGCCTTCGTTGATGAGCCCGCCCCCGGCGTAGCCGTCGCCGTTCAGATCGTAGAGGGCCCTGGGGTTCATGTACGCCCCGTCCACCCGGTTAAACCGCACGAGGCCCGAAGCATACGTGCCGTGGTAGAAGTTCTGGTTGTCTTCCACCCGGCTGTTGTCGGGATGGTTGTAGGAGTCGTTCCACTCCGAGAGCATGTCCAGGTTCGAGCCCCCGGCGACTTGGAAGAGTTGCAGCTGCACCGGCTTTTTGGTCGCGTTGGTGCGGCGCCCGTCGAGGCTGACGGCCCGGTTGGCAGTGCACCGGTAGTAGCCATTCGCCACCCCCCCGACCCGAAACCCGCCGCCGCCTTCGAGGTAGCAGTTCTCAAACGAGGCCCACGTGAGCCCGTCCTTGTCGCAGACGCGCATGTTGGCTTCGTCCGTGACAGCCGTGGGCAGGCGGAAGATGTTGGTGTTGCGGAAGCGAATACGCGCCGCGCCTTGGGAACCGTAGACAATGTGGTCTTTGGCCCGCAGGTTGCAGCCGTCAATAAACAAGAGGCGGTTGTTGGAGGCCGCGAAGTTGATCATGCGGTCCAACGTGCCCGTATCTCCGAAGAATTGCAGGTTCTGGCCTTGGATCAGGTAATCGCCGGTGCTGGTGTTGTCCACCACCAGTCCCCCGGTTGTGACCCAATCAATCTGGTTGGGGTTGGGCGGCATATACTTGCCGCCAACGTGCTTGCCCCCGGCTTGGTAGGTGTTGGGGCTAACCACCACCACGGGCGGTTTTAGCTCAGCCTTATGCAGTTTAGCAGTGATGTTCATACCCCTACCTCGTAGGTGAACGTATCGCCCGAAGGCAAGGGAATGCTGATCTTGGTTACCCCGTTCACCGAAGTGGTCTTGCCGTCGGCCGTCGTCAGGACAACCGACCGCGTGGCCGGGGCCGGGGTGGTGGTCGGGGTGGGCACAATCGGGGCCGTGGGGGTGACGACCACGGGCTTGTCGGCCACGATGGGGGTGCCCGCGTCGGTGAGTTCGGCCCGCACGTTGAGCACGGCAGAGGAGGCGCTCGGGCCGGCGCTGTTGCGGGCGATCACGGCAAAGTCGTAGTAGTTGCCCACGGTGAGCCAACGCTGGGTGAAGGTCTTTTCCGTGCCCGCTACCGTGAACGTCTTGCCGTTCCAGAGCACGTCGAAAAACTCCACTGCGTCCGTATCCTTGGCTTTGAGCAGGGCAATGGTAATCACGCCGCCGCCGTTGAACAGGACGGTGGGTTTGGCCGGGGTGCCGGGTTTTGCAAGGGCCATCGGTTAGGGGTTTTTCAGGGAGATCACGGGCGCGGATGTCGTGCCGTCGTTTTGAAAGTGCTGGTCGTTGAACTGAACCGTGTTGCCATCGACGGCCGCTTGAATCAGGTTGGCGACCGTCTGGGCATCGACTCCCCCCGTACCGCCTCCCCCGGTGCCGCCGTTGTCAAAGTAGGCTTGCACGGCTTGGGTGACCTGGGCTTGGGTGACGACGTTCAGGGGCATAAGGCTTGGCTATCAGACGAGTAAAGCTAGTTCCCGCCGGGGCCGGAAGCAGGGAGGGCCGAGGGGTTCGTGTTTACAAGAAGCGCCCGGCCGGTCTGGTGGCAAAGCAAGGCGCGCACCGGGCAGGCCCAAAATCCCTGCTTACCTTTGCCTCCCGTTATCGTTCTCGCATGTCTGCTATCCGCCCGGTTCACGCCAACAACTTCAATTTCCTGCGCCTGCTGTTTGCCTCGCTGGTGCTGGTGTCGCACGCCCCCGAACTGCGCGACGGCAACCGTAGCCACGAGCTGCTGACCCGGCTGTTTGGTCAGCTCAGCTTTGGGGAGGTAGCCGTAAGCGGCTTTTTTCTGCTCAGTGGGTACCTGATTACCCAAAGCTGGGAACGCAAACCCGACCTGCGGGACTACTTTGAAAAGCGCATCCGGCGCATCGTGCCCGGCTTTCTGGTGGCGTTTGGGCTCTCCGTGGTGCTGGTCGGGCCGTTTGCCGTAGCCGAACCCGTAGGCGCGTACTTCGCGCACCTATCCTACCGGGCGCTGCTTACTACGGCGTTGCAATTGCGCCCGCCCGAAGTGTTGGGCGTCTTCCCCGGCCAGCCCCATCAGTTTTTGAACGGCGCGTTATATACGGTCAGCTAGCGCGCAAAATACCTCACTAATACAGCCTTTTTATAGGATTATCACCTTAAAATGCTTATATTATAAAGAGAATTATACTGCCCGAAGATATATGTGTAAGAAGTCCCCAACAGACGTTTTTATCGAAAAAGCAGTGGCCGTTCACGGCGTGCGATATGACTACTCACAGGTAGAATACCAAAAAGCGGTTCGCAAGGTGCACATCGTCTGTCCCCTGCACGGTGGATTCGAGCAGACCCCCAATGGACACCTAAACGGAAGTGGATGCGCTGCATGCGCCACCCTTGCACGGATAAAGAAAAAGACAAAGTCGCACACAGCCTTTGTGGCGCAAGCCCGTAAAATACACGGGGCCTTGTATGAGTATCCGCAGGATGCCTACAAGAACACCCTAAAGAAGATGGCTATACTGTGTCCTGTACACGGCGAATTCAGACAGACGCCGGACAACCACCTGCACGGGGCGGGGTGCCCAGCTTGCGGTCAGCTAAAAGGGAGAAAGCCACTCACAACAAAGGAGCAGTTTATTGCCAAGGCCCAGCGACTGTATAATTACAAATACGATTACTCGTTAGTAAATATCCTTGGTTATGACACCTATCATGTGGATATTATATGCCCGACACATGGCGTGTTTAGCCAAAGGCGAACCAATCATTTGCGCGGACACGGCTGCCTTAAATGCGCCCGGCTAACCAGTTGGATAGAACAGGCGACCGGCAAGCCGTGCATACTTTACTTTTTAAGAGTGTATGACGCCCGAGAGTCGTTCTATAAAATAGGGATAACAACAAGCACTATCGAGCGCCGCTTTCACGCCCGAAAGCACATGCCTTATCAGTACGAAGTATTGGCAAGCTGCACCTCTATGGACGCAGAACGCATTTACGAATGGGAGCAAAGCATCCTTGCGTCGTTCACCCACTTGGCGTATCGACCCAAAAAGACTTTCAACGGCCAAATGGAATGTTTTTCCTCGTGCGAAGAGATACTAGAGCACTTCCCACTGTAGCACAAATCCCCTCCTTCCAACAAGGCGTTATGATGCCAGCTACAAGCCTACTGCTTACCTTTGATAATTACTCAACAAGCGTAGCGTATGTGGCGAAAAGTAAAGAGCTGGCTCTATAACACCTTTATAGGCGACCCGGATCGCTACATAGAGCCCTATTTCCCATTTGATGATGAGGAAGGTGAACAGATGTGGCGAGCAGCCTATGAAGGGCGCCAAGACGAGCGCAAGAGCGAAGCACTTGCCAAAGAAGCCAAAGACCTATTAAGGAAACCTCGTAAATAAAAAGCCCCAGCCTTGCGGTTGGGGCTTTTGCTGGTGGCTAATTCGTGGAAATACTTAGGTTGTCAAGAAAGCGGTTCAGGTTGGTGCCTTCTGTGCCTTGGCTCTCAAAAGAGATAGTGCCGTCACCCTGAATACTGGTGTCTACCACGGAAATCGCTCCCTCGCCGTTGATGGAGATTGAGTGTTGTCCGCCTTGCTTAAGCACGCGTAGCCGAAAAGCCACGTCGGCATTCATGCCTTGCCGTACTGCTGTACCGATCTTAACGGGTACATTATTGAGCTTGCGGTACAAATCCAGAGTAACCTGCGAAGCCCCGCTCTGATTGACAATAATGCCATAGTAGTTCACGGCATCGGGCAGGGTCTGGTAGTTGATACTCAAGGCGTCGCCATTGCCTAACGCAATATCCACCGCTACGTCAAAATCCGTGGACGCGATGTTGCTGACCCCCAGCAGGTTGTTGCCCACTCCCAGCCGCAAACGACCCGACACGATTTGCGGATAGCCCGCGCTGCCAACCGCCGGCACGGCATTGCCAACGTTGGTAATGTAGAAATAAGAGGGCCCAAAGTCGCCATTGGCCCGGGCGAAGTTGTCAGACAAGCGCAACACCATCCCGCCCTGTTGCGGTGCTGCCGTGGTCAGAACCGCGACCTGATCACACCAAATGTACCCGGCAGTGCTGCCGGCCTGCGCCCGCACCGTGACCGTATTGTAGAGCGTAGTCAGAACCGGGCTGGTGTAGACTTGCCCGGGAACGGGCGTGTCTGTCGGGGCTTTGGCAGAGTAGGTACCGACGACGGCCCCGTTTACCAGTACTTCCATAGGCCCACCTCCGGCATCCAAGTGGTAGCCGAGTGCAAATTGGTAGCCCACAATGTCAAAGGCAAAGCTGGTGCCGCTGATGGTCTGCGTGTATTTGATGCCGTTGCCAAACGCGCTGGCGTGGCCGGGGAGCTGGGTCCAGCCCGGGCCGGCGTAGCGAATGCGGCTGTCCGTCTCCTGCACCGTTTCTCCCTGGTTGATGCGGGTGGCAGAGATGACGGGTGTGCTGACGGTCAGCTCCTCCGCCACCTTGCCAGCCAGCTTCTCATAGCCCGCATCCGTGGGGTGCAACTGATCGCTCGTGAGGTCGGCAGCGGTCAGCCAAGGCAGCGCGTCCACCCGGACAGTGTAGCTGCTGTGGGCCGCGGCGACGTTGGTCATGACAGCGGCGTAATCACTCAGCACCAAACCCAGACTGTTAGGCACGTCTTTATTGCCCCGCCAAATCGGCGTTTGCAGTTTGATTTCAATGCTGGCGTCCAGGGCATGCACGCGCTCGATCACGGTGGTCAAAATACTGCTTACGCCGGAAGGCTGCCCAGGCACGTAGCCAAAGTCGTTCGTCAACACCTGCCAGTACAGCACCTTACGGCCGCTGTATCCAGTCAGGGCATTTACAATCCGCTGCGCTTGTGCTTCCTGTAGCGCGGCAGTGGCATACGAGCCGGTGTTGTAGCGGGCGTTCCAGCCGTCTGAAATAACGTCCCAGCCCGATAGCTGGCTGCGCAATTGCCCGATCAGGCCGTTCTTGCCGTCGTTGGTGCTGCCATCTCCTACGCCGATGCTGTCATGCACAAGGAACACGCCATTGGTTTTCTTTGTCGGCGCAACAATGTAACCCGTGCTGCCTGCGGGTACTACTACCTGTGTCAAGCTGGTAGCAAAGAAGGTAGAAGCGGTATTGCCACCCGCGCCGCCTTCAACAATGGCTACCTCTTTGTCTCCGGCCGGTAGCGTAATGGTCTTGGTTTGTACCCCGCTTACTGCATCCGGAACGACTGCCTGATTCCAAATTCCGTTTACGTAGACGTTTAGCATGACCTCGGCGGTATCCGGCCCTTGCGCTGCGTAGTCCGAAACCATCTGCAACGCCAAGCTGGTCGCTGAGCTTTGTAGCTTTAGCACAGCAAAGGCGGAGCGCTTGCGGTACGTGCCCATGTCCAGGTCGTAGGCGTTCTGGCTGAAGTTGGCGGAGGCCAGGGGGAGGGTCGTGGCGGCGCTGCCTCCCGTTCCACCCGTACTTCCTGCACCCCCATTAGCGAGCAAGTAGCGCCGGTAAGCATCCTTGGTAAGCAGGTCCACAGCAGGAATACCCTCTGCTGCCGAGCCGGCCAGAATGGGGGTGTAATCGTTAAGGGGAGCGCTGAAAGTGGCCATTAGTTAGACAGAATAAGGTAAGCGCCTTTGGAAGCATCTGAACACGTCACCACGCATCGCAGCGTGTCTCCATCGACCAATCCCAAAGGCAGCGCAGCAGGAACGTTGTTGATGAAGTAGGAAACAGATCCTACATTATGTAGGCTTTGGGTGCCATAGCTGCCAGCGTCAGAGGAGAGAATCATGCCCACAGTTTCGTTGGTAGAGCCAAGGGGAAACTGTAGCACGATCTGCCGCGCAGGGGTATTTCCATTTCCGTTGTTTGTGCCTCCCCCGTTGCCACCGTCCGCGTGGTGAAACTCCCACGTAATACCGGCCCCAATACGGGAGATGTCCACCGGCCGCAGGGTGCGGTCCGTGTTGAAGCCTGAGTCGCAGTCGTCGTAGATAACCAAGTGACCCGTACCCGTGACCCACGGCAGGCCTTTGTCGTACTGCTCGGAGAAGCCGCGCAGGATCAAAAAGCCGTCTTCCAGCACCAAGGGAACCCGCACAATACCCGACAGGGTGCTGTTGCCGTTGGCTCCGTTGAGGGCTTTGATAGAACCTGACCCAACGAAGGAGGCCCCAGCGGCGCTGCGGTCGAGGGTGAGCACCACGCCCGAAGGCAGGGTCAGTTCGCCCGCGGTCAGGCTGCCCGTGGTCACGGTCGCGCTCTGGGTGAGCGTGGCCTGAACGTGCTGCACCACGGCACTACCTATCCCTGCTAAGGCTTCGTGTACCGTGTCGAAGTAGGTGAACTGGTTGCCGGTGCGGCGGTACGCCATGCGGCGCGTGTCGAGCTTGTAGGTGAGTTCTATTTCAGCCGCATCGAGCCGGTCTTCGTGCCCGCCGACTTCGTTTTCCAGCGCGTTGATGTCGTTCTCGGCCTGGGTCACGTCGCCTTCCACGAGCAGGAAGCGGGCGGCGTTGGCGGCGCGGGCTTGCGCGTCGGTGTACCCGCTGCCCCCGGTGGAGGCGTTGCGGTCCCAGGGGGTCGCAAAGCGGTTGCCGGCCTGGTCTAAGTACCACACCTGCACCGTGTCGTCCTTGGGGCGGGCGCCGGGGTTGCGGATCTCGCAGCCGTAGGGCACGAGCACTTCGCCGGTGCCCACGGCCCACGGGCGGTAGGTGCTGTCCGAGGCCGACAAATCGAGGTACTCCCCGATGGTGACGCTTTGCTCGGGCCCGGTAAACTTGAGCTGCGCCGAATAGTCGAGCGAGACCTTTTCCAGCAGCACCCTGGCCGGGACGGTGGACAGCATTTCCACGACGCCCAGCGCCGGGTCGTTGCCCAGGGTCACCAGCTTGAGGTTGCGGATCACCTGCCTAGTGTAGCCGCCCAGGAGGAGGCGGCCGTTGAATTGCAGGCTGCCGTAGTGGCCGTCGATGGTGTTTTCCCCGGCCAGCTGGTAGCTGCCCGCGTGCGTGTCGCCGGTGATGTTGAGGTGAAAGACCGAATCGGAGATGGCCAGCCGGCCGGCGTCGAGCATGGCCTGCCACGACGGGTAGCCCACCGAGACGCTGCCCCGCGTGACGCGCACGTTGGCGGTAAAGGCCGTGCTTTGGTTGATCTGCGTGCGCAGCGCATCCGTGACCAAGTAGCCCAGCAGGTCGTAGTTGGCCGCGTTGGCGGAAGGGCGGCTTTGCGAGTTGGCCAGGTCGGTCTTGGCCGCGTAGAACCCGGCTTTGGTCGTGTCCTGCGGGGCCGGGTCGTAGCGGGGCACGCCGGCTTTTTGCGCGCCCGCTTGCCAGAGAGGAACGGTATCGGCGCTGAACGTGGGTTTGTCCAGCAGGTCGTTGTAAGAACCTGTAGTCGCCACCGTGGCCAGGCCGTTGAGCCGGGTGGTGTGCTGCCCAACGGTATTGGTCAGGTTGACGACGGCGAGTTCATCCGACGCGAAGCGGTTGAGGGCTTCAATGAACGTGTCCAAGGACGAATCCGCCCCGCCCAAGATAGCGTCAATCCGGTTCTTTTGGGTAGTAACCGCCGCGTCGATGGCTTGCTGGACGGTTTGGTTGTCGGTACTCGTGCGCGCCAACGCCGCCCAATAGGGAATCGTAACGGCGGGCTTATTGGTTAATGCGTTGTAGTCGTTGGTGGAAAACCCCGGTACGGTCGTAGTGCCCAGCGGGTGGGTGTGTTGGGCTTCCGCTTTGCCTTCCAAGGCGGCCAGTAAGCCCGTAATGGTGTCGATGGCTTGCGTACCCGTGTGCTGGCTGCGGTCGCGGTAGGTGCTTAGATCGACGGCGCGGGCTCCCAAGTCGGTGGTGAGCGTCAGCGTATTGCCGGCCAGGGAAAAGGCGCTGATCGTGTCGCCCTTGCCCGCAAACGCGGCCAAGTCCACGTTGAACACCCCCTGGTCGGTGGTCAGGCGCAGGTTGGTGGCAGTGGTAAACGCTAAGCTGGTGATCGTATCCCCGGCCACGGTGGGCTCGCCCGTACTGGATTGCAGGGAAGCCAGGTTGACGGCGTAGCTTCCCGTGTCGGTGACCAGCGTCAGGGTGGTGCCCGACAAGGACAAGGAGGCAATGGTGTCGCCCTTGGCTGCTAAGGCAGTCAAATCCACGGTCTTGTTGCCCCGGTCGGTGGCAATGGTCAGCACGGAGGCACCCGACAGGGTGACGCCCGTAATGGTGTCGCCCGTTGCCCCGTTGCCGGCCCCGGCCGCGTAGGGAGCCCAGCCCGCCGCCGACCCGATTTGAGCGGCGTTGACAAGCAGGAGTTCCGAGGGGTTGCCGTTGTTCTCGCTGTCGGACAAAACCCGCACCACGGTCACGTCCTGCTTGAGCTGGTCGGCGTTGGCCGTCAGGGCGTACAAGTCCGTTCGGCTGGCTACGGCGCGCCGGCCGCCCCGGACCCGGTTGCCGTCCGTAAAGGAAAGCAAGGGGTTGTTGTGTCCGTATTCGTCCGGCCGTAGGATCATCTAAGAGAAGGCTAAAGAGTTGTTGGTAAAGGCGTTCACCGCGTTGGAGCGGTACACGCGCAGGGTGACAGGAGCGCCCAGGGCGTTCGTGCCCGTCGCGTCGGGCAAGCGGGTAAAGGCCCCCAGCACCGGGGCGGCCCCGTCCAGGATGATACTGGATAGATCGCCGCTGCTGGCCTCGTAGGCGTAGTAGGTGTAGGCGCCCCCGGCGGCCGTAACCCCGGACACGGTGCGGGCCCGGCCGCTTTGCAGCTGGCCGTTGCCTAAGGCCACGAGTTGGGTCGCACTCAGGCTCGGACTGGTGGAATACCCGAAGTAGGACTTGTAGTAGCCCGTGTAGACGAGATCGGCACTAAAGCCAGTTCCTTGGGTGCTTTGGGCCGCAATCCGGTAGCGGCGGCTTTCCCCTTTGACGGCCGTAAAGGCTTGGGTGGATGCCGACAGGGTGCCGTCGTTGGCTTCGCCCGTGGCCAGCACGGCGCCGCTGGTAACATCCGTCACACTGATGCTATTCGCCGCGACGTTGCCGGCCTGCGAAGTAGCCCACGTAAAGGACTTGAAGCCGGCCGCGAACGGGGTGCCGACTTCTACGTCCTGGTTGCCCGTGCCTTGGATGGCAAACGTGGTAAAACCCGGCGCTAAGTATTCGACCGCGGCCAAGAGAATGACCTCGTTGGCGGTCTTGCCCGTCGCCGGAATGGTGTCCCCGTTGACAAACCGCCCGAAGGTGCGGCCGTTGGCTAGGCTAACCGGAATGTCCTGCGCGAAGACCCCGCCCCCGGCTCCTGCGCTGTCGGCCAAGCCAAACACCTCCCACAGCCAAAAGGCATCCCCGGCGGCAAAGGCCGGGTTTACAAAGGTGATGGCGGGCGTAGCGGTGCCCAGACCGGATACGGTGTAATCGGTGCCCCGTTTGAGGGCCGCGTTCTTGTCGGCGCCCACCCCAATCACCTCCCGCGTGTAGGCGGTTAGGGGAAACGTGCGGTTGCTGCCTAGCAGCACGTCCTGCACGTAATGCGGCATGGGCACCGGCCCCGAAGGCCCGCCCCCGCCGCTGCGCGCGCTCGTTAGATCGTTGAGCAGGTCGTAGGCCACGGGCGACAAAGACCCGTCGGCCTGCACTTCCCACGCGGTATCGACGGCTAAATGGGAGGCATCCAAGGCCAACACCAGCACGTCCCGTTTGCCCGCGGTCCGGGTAATGCGGTGCAGAACCCCCGGATAAAACGCGGGGATTACCCCGGCCAGCGCCGTTTGCTGACTGGCTGCCAACGCCGACGCATAGGGAAGCGTAGCCTGGGAGAAGTACTTTTTAAAGGTGTCGGCCGTCCAATCGACGTTCCGTAAGGCCGGGTCGGTGGCCAGGCTGTTGAGGCCCGTTACCTTGTCGCCGGGGTCTACGGTGCCCTTGACGGGCAAGCGGGAGAGCTTTTCGGTATCGAGCGAACTAGCGGGCATCTTCGACAATCATGTAGTGTCCGGCTTCCGTCAGCAGAGCCCGGTCGTCTTCGGTGTAGAGTACTCCTTGCGGGAGCACGTCGGGTTGGTTGGGGGCTTTCAGCGTGCGTAGTTGCGCCGCCGTGATCGTCCAGCGGGTGGCCTTCACGTCCAGCGAAGCCGAAGTGAGCAGGAACACGCCCGGCATGAGTTCGTACGGCGCCGTCAGCAGGCCGCCGGGGGAGACATCCCCTTGCAGCACGCCCGTATAGGTTTGAATCGGGGCCGCCTGCCATTGCAGGCGGTTGAGCACGGCGTAGTTGCTGAGTTCGAGTAGCGTGGCCGGGTTGCTGAGTGTTTTCCAGCGCGTGGTGGGAAAGCCGTCGGGCCGGAGCAACGTGCCTTGGTTGCGGGCGTGGGGCGTGTCGGCGTGAAAGAGGTCCAATCGGTCGTCCGTGCGGGAGACTCGAACACCCGGATTGTCCTCCGTGACTTCGCGGGTGTAGTCGCTTTCCACGTAGGTGGAGCTGTTGTCGTCCCAACTGGCCACCAGATTCGTGATCTCCACGTCGCAGGGCTGGCCGGGCGCCCCTTGGGGCGTCAACGGTTGGTAGAACCGAATCTCCACGGGGTGCAGGCCGGGCTTGTCATCGGCCCGGTAGCCGCGCAGTTCCACGTCAATGGCACTGTCGGGTTTGGGCAGGGAAACGAGCCAATGGGTAACCAAGGGGTCGTCCGTGGTGGGAAACCCAAACGGAGACAGCCACTTGCCGGCGTAGCGAACGGCCACGTAGAGTTCGGGGACTAAGGCCGGGTCTTGGCTGATCGCGTTCGTGCGGGGCGTCACGGTAAACCGGAGCGTCACACTGCCCACTTGACCCGGAACCGACGAGACCAGCGGCACCGGCTGGGAGGGTGGCAGTTGCACGTAGCCCAGGGCTTGAATGGAAGCCCCCACGGCCGCGCCGGGAAGCAAAATCGGTGGCGTTTTCGTGGGGCCCTGGTAGACGATGTCGGCCGTAGTCGTCCCACTCCAGCCCGAAGGCAACGTAGTCGCCCCCGTGGCCGGCAAGGCGTTGGTCAAGAGGTTGGCCAAGGAACCCGGATCAACCGTGGCCGTGACGTTTTGCACGGCGCCCAAGAGGCGCATCCGTTGGGCGGCGGTAAGCCAGAACAGGTTGCGGTCCTGGGGCAGTCCCACCGTGTAGAGGGAAGGCCCGTTGACGGTTCCTAAAGCCGTGCCGTCCGGCGCGAACGCCCAGTAGGGTTGACTGGTTAGCGACAGGTCGGCAATCCGGTCGAGCCAGAAGGCCCCGCCCCATTGGTACAACCGCGCTTGCAGGGTTTCTAAATGAAAGGTCAGGATCTTGCCGCAGGAGAACGGTTTTCCTTTGTCGTCCCGGTACTGGGTGACATCGACCAAGACTTGCGCGAGCGCGCACGCGGCGGCGGTAGCCCCTTCCGGGTAGACGTTGCACAATACGTGCAGGGGCAGGTCTAAATCGAGCTGTTGCAGGCAGGTTTGAATAACCTTTAGCACCGTCCACTCGCCCGCGTAGAGCGTTCCGGTAGGCGAGGTAAACGGCATATCTTGCAGGGAGCCCAGCCCGTCGGTGGCGTGGAGTTGGAACTGTCGGTTGACGCCCACCATCGGGAGTTCCCACTGTTCGGGGAGTAGGTATCCTCGCCACAGCAAGCCAATGTCTTCTCTGCGGACTTCGACCTGGTAGAGCCGTTCGTCCCCCGAGAAGGTGTCGAGCATCTGGTCTTCGCGCTCCAGCAGGAGTTGCAAATCGCACTCACTACCCCGCAAGAGGCCGTCCATGACGTGTTCACTGCCTTTGCCGGCCCAATCCAGCGTCACGGGCGGGCTACCCACCCCGCAGACTGCTTCTTCGGGCCCGGTGTAGCCCCGTTCTTTGAACAGGACATCATATCTTCTGCCCAGCGTGTCGTCCGCGGTATGCCGGTAGCGCACCCCGTAGGCCGTGGAAATCAGAAAGGATTGGGAGGCGGAACAGCCGTTGGCGCGGGTTTCCCGGACCGTGACCTTGCCCGCCCCCGGTGGGACATCGACAAAAGTTAAGTCACTTTGGCCCGTCGCACTGTCGTTTAAATAGAGCAAAAAGGAGCCTTGAGCGCCCGAGACGGTGGCGGTAATGCTGCCGGTGCCGTTGAGTCCCGCTGGGGTGACGTTCAGGCTAAGGCCGATCGTGCACACGATCTGGCAGGCCAGTACGCCGTCTTCGTCCACGAACGTAATGCCCCCGTTGCCGTCGTGGTAAACTTGCCGTTGGGTAAAAGGCGCCGCCCCGGTTTCCAGACACCAACTACTGACCACGGTCGTCGTCGGCAACGACATCACGTAGGGAAAGAACGACTCTTCAAACACGGTTTGCATGAAGGCCGTGCGGGTTTCGGGGTCGTAGTACCACTCAAAGGAAATGCCGGGTTCCGAGCCGTCGGGGGAGGGGAGTTGTTTGTTGCGCCGCTTGAGCAGCACCAAATGCGGTTCGGGCGGGGGCAGGGTATCGCCTACGGGGGTTGTCAGGCCCGCCACCCAGCCGTCCGCGTCCCGGGCTTGGAACAAGTACACCCCGGCCGTGGGCAGCGTGTACGAGAGCTTGCCGACCGTCCACGCGCCGCCTTCGCCCACGCGGGTTTCAAAGGGCGGGTGGGAGCCGGTGAGGTCAAAGGAAACCGTCAGCCCCGAGATAACGAGGTTGTGGTAGGTCAGGTCGTTGACCGACGTAGGCAGGGCACAGGCCGAAGCGTTGGGAACCACCGTCACGGTCGCAAACGGGGCCGTGCGGATGTAGGCGAGTTGAATGCCGTCGGTGCCCTCGCAAAACAGGGGAGCCAGGGCGCCGTCTTGGTAGGTCCAGCCCCCGTCGGGAGTCGCTGCGCCGTGCCGCACGACGGCGTCGGTGTCGAGCGGGTACTCTTCGTTGCCCACCGTGCGCGCATCCGGGTCGTAATAGACCAGCACGGCCCGGTTCTGGGCAGAGTAGCGGAGGGTGAAGAGTTCCTGACGCGGCATAAGGCCAAAGCTAGGGCCGGGCCGGGGCGGGCAGGGGGTGGGAGCGGGGAAACGTGTTTACGAGAAGCGCCGGGTATGGCCTTAGATTTGCTACCTTGACAGCCTGACTTTCTTATCCTATGAAAAACCTACTCGCTCTGCTTGCTATCCTTCTTTGTTCTTTGGGTGTTCGGGCGCAGTCCGTTCCAGCGACGCAGCCCTTTAAAGGGGCCAACACCATTGTGATTCAAACCCAGGACAGCGCCCGCGTAGCCTTGAAGAAGTTCGCGCAGTGCCTGATTCAATCGGGCAACTTACCCGAAAGCGCGCAGAGCAACATGGGCTTTATTACCAGTCGCCCCACGCCTGTGGGCAATTCTGTAAACACTACAACTTTAACCATCAACGGGGCTGTAAGCGAAGCATACCCTGCCACGCTCACCTTGACCGGGCCGATAACGTATGGTTTCATGGACAGCAAGCCTTTGAGCGGGAAGGCCACCTTTGACGGGGCCGAAAACGCCCCGCGCAAGAAAGCCTTCCGCGAAATGGAGCGGGTTGCCAGGCTCTACCCAGCGGGCGCGCTTCACTACAGCCAACGCTAGTTGCCGTACTTGCGGCCCGTCACGCGCCCGTACCGATCCTGGTACATGGTCGTGTTTTCGGCTACTACTTTGCCGTCTAGCGTAAGCACAATCGTTGTGGTATTGTTGTACGACCCCGCTTGTTCTTCGGGCTTGTAAGAAGAGGTATACACGCCCGGTTGCGGCACGCTGGCCACGGCGCCACCCCCGGCAGAGGTTCCGCCGGAACGGCTCCCGCCGCTGCTGGACAAAGCTGACCCACCCGCGCTGGCAATGCCCGCCCCGATAATGAGCGCGCCCCCGGCGGCGATTTCCAACGCCCCTTTGCCGACGTTGCCAATGGCAATATCGGCGGCGCCGATGAGCAACAGCTTCTTGCCGTATTCGGCCATGAACTGTGCCAGCACCTTGATGATCCCGCCCAAGGCCGTTTTCAGGAAGTCGGCCCCTTGGAAGAGGGCGCCGCCGATGCTGCTGCCTAGCACGTCCGCGACGCCGGCCATTGCGGGGATGATGTCGTTTTGCAAAGACTTGACAAAGTCTTCGATGCGGGCCGCCTGCAACGCTTCCTGTAGTTGCTGGTTTAACGCTTGCACCGCCGGGCTCAACACGCTGATGCCTTGGCTGGTCAGGCTTTGGATCGCGCCTTTCAGCACGTTGGCTTGCTCGCTGGCCACGTTAAAGCCGGACTGAAAGCCACTGCCCACGGATAAGGCCACGTCGTTGATCTTGCGCATGGAGTCGGCCACGCTCAAGTTGGCATCCAAGATGATGTTGCCCTGCTCGGCATACGTCGGCCCAAAGTTCGGGATGGTAATGGGCAAGGTCAGCGGCTGGCTAGCCAGCGCGGGGCCGATGATGGCGGCCACGTCTTTGCCCAGCTTATCCCCGAGCGTGGTTGGGATTTTAACCTGTGGAATGACGTTAACGTCCACGGGCACAAACCCCACGTCGAGCGACTGTTGCAGCTTCAAGAGTTGGGTGTTCAGCCCTTGCAGGCTTTTGCTGCTAAACCCAACGCCCAAGTCTGTCAGCTTCTTTAAGCCCTTTTCCAGAACGTCGATCTTGGCCTGTGCTCCGTTGGTTTCCAATCCCAACTTGACCTGCACATCGACGCCCGCGAGTTCTTTGCGCAGGGAGGCGAAAGCCTTGGCAATTTCACTTGCGCTGCCTTTGGCCGTGCCCGTGAGCTTTTTAATCAGGTCGTCCAGGCGCTTGATTTCCGCTTGGGTGGCGGCAAACTCCTTGGTGCCCCCCACCTGCGTATCGAGTAGATCCTGCGCGGCCTTGAGTTGCTGCTTGAGTTCGCCTAAGGTGGTAGCGTGTTTCTTGGCGGCGGCTTCCGCGTCTAACTGCGCTTGGGTGAGTTGATTCCCCACCAAGGAGGTAAACTGCTTCGTGCCGCTGATGGCGTCGTAGGTCGTCTGAATGTAGCCGTCGAGGCCTGACAGCGGGGCCGTGAAGGATTTGGCCGTGAACTTGTCGCCGTTCAGCCGGCTTACCAAGCCGACCATTTCCCGCAGGTTGGTCGTGTCGAGCCCCAGGACGCTGGTGAGCGGGGCAATCAACCCCACAACGGCTTGTTTGGCCCCGTCAAAGGCGGCTTGCCACTCGCCTTGAAACAGGGAAGTGATCGTTTTGATGACCCCCGACACCACGTCGGAGACGGCCGTAATGCCGACGGAAATGCTTTCAAAGGCCGCCCGCACCAACCCGGCCGCACTGAGCAGGTTCCCGAAGTTGCCCCCGCCCAGCGAAGCCAAATCCGACAAGGCCCCGCCGATGGTGCCGACGGCATCCGTGACGGAACTGGCTAACTCAGAGAACACCCGGCTGCCTTCGCCGCCGGAAAAGTACTGGACAATGTCGTCCCAGTTCGAGATCAGCAAGTACCCGGCGGCGGCAATGGCGGCAACAGGCCCCAAGACGGCGCCGGCGCTCACCCCCAAAAAGGTGAGCCCGCCCGCAACTGCGGGAATTAAGGCAATCAGGCTTCCGCCCACCACCAACAGCGGCCCGATAGCCGCGGCTACGCCCCCCACAGCCAGGATAAGGCGCTGGGTAGAAGGGTCTAAGCCCGCAAAGCCGTCGGCCAGCTTCCCAATAAACGAGGTGGCGCTTTTGACAACGGGCAAGACTGCGTTGCCAATGGTGATGCCCAGATCGTTGAGCCGGTTCTTGGCCACTTGGATCTGACTCGCCGTGGTTTCGTAGCGCTGCCCGGCTTCCTTGGCTAACGCGGTGTTGTCGGCAAAGGCCTTGGTGCCGAGTTCCACTGACCGCCGCGCCAAGTCGCCCGCACCCGACAGGCGCAACAGGGAATCGGATACGCGGATGTCGGCCAAGTCCAGCCCGGCCAGCGTTTGCAGGGTGGAGCCCCCTTGTTCTTTGATTTTGCCCAGCCCTTCCACAAAGGAGACAATCGCCCCCGCGGCGTTGGTTTGGAAGCTCTTTTTAAAGGACTCGCTGGTTTGGCCGGATACTTTGGCAAAGTTGGTCAGGTCTTTCCCGCCCGACTCCACCGCTAACTGAATGCGCTTGAAGACGGTTGAAAAGGCCGTGCCGCCGGCTTCGGCTTCAATGCCTACCGACGAAAGCGCCGTGGCAAACCCCAGGGTCTGCGCTTCGGTAAAGCCAATTTGCTTGCCCGCACCCGCGAGGCGCAGGCCCATTTGGGTGATTTCGGCTTCGGTCGTAGCAAAGTTGTTACCCAGTGCGACGATGGTCGAGCCCAGGTTACTGAACTGCGTTTGGGGCAGGCCGGTGATGTTGGCCAGCCGCGCCAACGACGTGGCGGCCTGGTCGGCACTCAGGTTGGTCGAGTTGCCCAAGTCGATCATGACCTTGGTAAAGGCCAAGACGTTGTCGCGCTTAATGCCTAACTGCCCGGCCGCTTCCGCTACGCCGCTGATGGCCGTCGTAGTCGCGGGGATTTCCTTGGCTAAGTCGCGGATGCCTTGCGAGAGCCCGGCGTAGGCCTGCTGGGTTTGCGCGGCGGATAAGCCACTGGTATCCAGTGTTTTCTTAACCCCGGCAAAGGCCGATTCAAATTCAATGGCGCTGGTCGTAGCCAGATACCCTAATGCGGCCAGGGGCAGCGACACGTACTTGGTCAAGCCTTCCCCCACGCCTTTGAGCGTATCTCCTAGCCGTCCGAATCCTTTCTCGAAAGAATCCCGGCTGGCATCGGCGGCGGCAAACGAAGCGGTTAGCTGACTGTTTACCGTTCCGGCAAACCCGCCCAACGCAGTGCCTGCCCCGGCGGCTTTGCCGGCCAACGTACCAAACCCGTTCGCCGCGGAAGCCGCGGCACCCCCGGCCTTGGCGGCAGCTTCCGCGGCCTGTAAGGCAGAAGACACGAACTTGCCGTTGGCGTCCCGCATCTTCCCGTTGGCGTCGATGTAGCGCCCCGTGGCCGTGGCCGCGGCCCCGCCAATACCCGCAAAGGCCGCTTGGGCTTGCCGGGCCGTTTGCTCGGACGTAACCCCAATGCCCGTGATGGCTTGTTCCGCTTTGGCGAAGCCCGCGTTGTCAAGTTGGGCGCCGATTTGTACGTTCAAGCTATCAATCGAGGCCATAGGTTACGCCGTGGCGGCTTTTTCACGTTGGATAATGCCCTGCATCCGCTCCCACCACGCGTCGTCGTCGGAGGCCTGGGGTTTGGGCGGATCGAGCAGGGAGAGGGGCAATAACTCCTGCAAGGTTTTGGTCTTGCCTTTGGGCGCGTTCTGGTTGTAGAGCACCGCGTAGAGCAAGCGGGTGTGCTCCCATTGCTGCTGCTGGCGCAAGCAGTGCCCGTAGCAGAGGCTGTCGTAGTCGTTCCAGGTCAAGGCCCAGAACTCCGCGGGCCGCAGTCCCAACTCGCCCAAGGCAAAGTTGAGGACGTGCGACCAGGTTACTTCTTGGCTTTCTTGGGTTTGGGCGCCGGTGCGGGTTTGCTGACCCTCATCGGCGCCGGGGCGTTTCCCCGCTGGGCGAGGTAGCGATTAGCCCGTTCCTTGATGAGTTCAATGTACATGGCGACCGGCTTGCCGATCTCCTGCAACTGCTCCGGCGACTCCTCTGCCTCGTCCATCCACTGTCCTACCGTCGTCGGGTCGAAGTCGATGGGCAAGCCGTTGTTCTGGGCCCCCGACGCGAGGGCCGAATACAGAAAGTCAATGGCCGCGCCCAACTTGAGGCCTTTCTGCAAGGCGTCCACGCCCATCTGCTCGTTGTATTGTTCAAGCGAGAGGTCGTGGAGTTCGCAGTAGATTCGGGTTTGGTTGGTGCCCACATGAAAGGGCCTTACGGCCCCCCCAAGGTTGATTGTGCCCGTTCCGCGTAGGGTATTCATACTAAGCTACCGTAGGGAGAACGATGGGAGTCGAAACCGTGGTCTTGCCCAGCGGGCCGGTGCCCGTCAAATCAGCCGACCACGTCACGTTGCCGCTCTCGGGCTGGGAGAAGCCCAGGTTACTGATGTAGGCATCGCCGCCAAACCGGGTGTCGCCCGTCACGTTGGTGCCGTAGGTGATGCTTACTTTCGTGCCTTCCGTAATCAGGTCGAACACGTCCTCATACGAGATGTTGGCGGCTTGTTCGCCGGTTTCAAACTTGCGGTAGAGGGCCGAAATCGAGCCCGACCAGCGCTTGCGGCCCGAGCTTACTTGGTCCCAGCCGCCGGAAGCAGCGCAGGTAGCCGCGTCCATGTCGGCTTCCACGGTGAAGTCTGCGCTCTGGGCGCAACCCACCACGATGTCGTCCACCGTGATGACAATGTCTTTGGCGTTTACTACTGAGGCCATTGGGAGAAGAATAAGGAGTTGAAAGAGGGAAGGTTACCCACCGGCTTCGACCAGCGGGGCGTTGTATTGCAGTTGAAATCGCACGCGTACATAGCGGTGCACGTCCACCGTTTCGCCGCTCGCGGCATCGGTTACCGTGTTGGCCAAGCCAAACGCCACGGGGGCCATTTGGTAGCCGTCCGCAAGCGGCAATCGCTTGCCGTGCAGGCGGGAAAGAAGCTGCCCACTGATGGCAAAGGAGGGCAGGTCGCTGACTTGCCCGGCGGTCGCAAACGAAGTCACGATGTCGAGCAAATAGGTGCACTCCCAGACTTGACAGGCCACCGACCCCAGGCCGGGGATCATGGTGGGCTGGGTTACCAGAATGTAAGGCGGACGGGTGCCCAGCGGCGGGTGCGTGTAGGCCTTGACGACAGCGCCCGACACCGCGATAGACGGGGTGTTGAGGGCCGCGATCAGGGCTTGTTGCAACAGCAGCTGGGGATCGCTCATTTACAGGCGGAAGCGCACGGCTTCTTTGAGGTTGGCGAGAAAGCGTTGGCGGTTCATTTCGTAGGCCGGAAACAGGAAGGGTTGCGCCCGCATGGTTCGGGTTCCCAGCTCGATGAACACGGAGTAGGTGACGTTGCTGCCCACTGTGGCGCCCAACCCATCCGGATTGATGTCCGCGTGAATAGACGCCCGGAGCCGTCCGGTATCGACCGGGGCCAACTGCTTGGCGTCCGATTCGATTTGCAGGGCGGTAGACGCCACCACGTCGCGCACCCGTTGGGTGGCGTCGGTGCGGAACCGGGCGAGCAAGCCCAGCGCCTTCTTGGTGTCCACCGGTTTAATCTGAATCGAGACCATACACCGAGAGTTGGTCGCGCCGCTCGCTGGGCGCCGTGCTTGTGATTGCCAAGGTTCTGCCGGCCCATTCGGCGCGCACCGAGCGGGACACCGCCCTACTCGCGTCCGAGAGCCGCACCGTGATCCGGTAAGGGGTTTGGCCTTGTTCGAGTCCCAGGCGTAGGGCTTCGGAGCCTTGCAAGACCTGCACCCGCGCGTAGAGCGTGAAGGAGGATTCCGGTTCCGAGGGAAGAACGCCCCCCGCGCCGTCGTCCTGTCCCGCTCCGGGCAAGAAGAAGGTCACCCGTTCCCGGTACTGTCCCGCGCCGCCCATCAGTTCAGCACGTTCGTCAACCGGTAGGGAGCCAGCAGCACCCGGTAGCCCACCGACAGCTCGTGGCTCAGGTTGCCCAAAGAACTGGTTTCCCGGTTCTCGTAGAGGTCGCTGGTGAGCTTGAGAATGGCTTGCGCCACTTCGGCCGGCACCGCGTCTTCGGGTACCGTCACGGGGTAGGTAACCGTGTAGGTTTGCGAAGCCAGCGCGACGCCCCAAGGCAACTCGCGGTTAATGGAAATGCCCTTGCGGTATTCTTCCAAGTAGGAAGAAAGCGTAGGCAAGTCCGCCACGTCGGTCAGAAACCCTTCTACCGCCGTCGGACTGCCGGCCAAGGGGTCCAGCACATAGTCCTCGTCCAACCGGAACGTCGCCTTGACGGTCGCGCTCCGAAAGAGCCGCCCGCAGTACTGTTCGCACAGTCCACAGGCCGCTTTCAGGTAGTGGGTCAAGAGCGCATCTTCCCCGGTGCCGTCCAGCCGCAGGTGTTGCCGCGCCAACTCCAGCGACACCGGAAGCGGGGCAGAAGAAGACGGCAACACAACGGTCGTAGGCATGGGAGAAGCGGTTACTTGGTTTCGGAAGGGCCTTTGGCGGGCTTGGTCTTGCGGTCTTCCGCGGGGCCGGGCTTGCCAATGATCTGCGCCTGTGGCTTTTCTTTCACGGGCACCGGGGTATCGTCGGCAATCTCCTTGACCAAGCCGGCTTTCAAGAGCAGGTTGGCGCGGGCTTCGCTGGTTTCAAACCGCATGCCCCGGAGAACGAACCCCTCCTCACCGGAGAAGGGGCTCAGTGCTTCGAGTTTCTTGCTCATCTTAAGCGGCCAACAGCGGTTTGGCCGTCTCAAACGTGCCTTTCACGAAGGCCTTGGGGTAGCCTACCTTCAGGGCAATGCGCTTCTCGATCACGATCAAGAGCAGGTTGTGCTTGGCGTCGTCTTCGTTCTGGTCGTAGATGCGCACGCTCAGGCCCGTCCGGTCGAAGAGTTGGGCACCCATTGCGAAGTCGCCTACCAGGAACTCGCCCGCGGGCATGGCCGTGTTCTCCACGATGCGCACGCCGGAAATAGACGGCAACGTGGTGCCAAACAAGGCGGCGGGCACGAGGTAGTGACCGTCTTCGCCTTTTTCGAGGTCCATGTTGGCCACGTCCACGGGGCTCAGGATGATGAGCGTAGGCAGGAAGTGTTCCACGGCCAACTGCGCCACTGCGGCGCGGAGCACGTCGAACTCGTTGGCAAACTCAGCTTTTACGCCCGCGCCGGTGAAAGCCGAGGCTTGCGTATAGACGCCTTCCAAGTGGTTGCCCGTGCCGTCGCCAAACAGGATTTCGTCGTCTTCGATGTAGTCGATGTCGGCAATGCCTTCCTGCTGAATGGTAGACATCAAAAGCGGGATGTCGTCCACGGTCTCTTCCGTGATCTTGAAGGTGTTGGCGATCTTCTTCGCGTCCAAGCGCTTGGTGATGAAGCCCAGATCCGACTGCCCTTTCAAGCCGCCTTCGCCTACCATGCCGGCGCCGCGGGTGCGGGAAGCCGTGTGTTGCAGGTACGTAGCCGAACCCGTGGCCATCTGGCCGACGTTCATGTACGAGCGGATGTGATCGCGGCGCTTCGGGTCAACGACCACACCGGGAAGCTGCGTAACCGAGGCCGGGCCGCCCAAGGTGGTCACGCTGCCCGTGGTGATGATGACCGCGGCTTTGGCGTCGAGTTCAATGCTGACCGACTTCTTGGTGCCGGGCTTTACGGCCTTGATTTCCGCAGCCTTGTCGTTGAAGGCTTTCAGGGCGGTGTTCTCGCCGTCTTCGCCGGTGGGGCCGGCCATGCGGCTGCGCTTGATTTGCGAGGCCGTTTCGTCGGCTTGGTCAGAAACCTTTTTCAAGTCCGACTTGACGCTTTCCAGCGTCTCCTTTACGCCGTCTACGGCCGTTTTGGCTTCCGTGGCGAGGGTTTTGACTTCCGATACCGCCTCTTTGGCAGCTTCTTTACCGGCTTCGACCGCAGCGGTTTTCGCTTCGGTTTTGAGGCGCTCTGCGGCCTCTTTTACTTGGATGTCGTCCATGACGGGCGGGGGATGATTAAATGAGTTGGAGAAAGGAGGTAAGCGCCTTCTCGCTGCTCGGCTCCGCCTGCTGGGAAGTGGTTTGCACCGGCTTCTCAGGCGTCAGGGGGAGTGAAATCAGTCCTTTGTAGGCAGTTTGCAGGGAGAGAGCCTCTGCCTCAAGTGCTTGGTAAGTAGAATCTTGCAGGTTGCCGGTGCGCAGGGCTTTGAAGAGCTTGTCCATGCGCTCGTTCAACGCGTCCACGCCCGACAGACGAGCGTGGGGGTCCATCGACTTGATCCCCACCAAGGGGGTTTCGGCGTTGGCGCCCCACGTCACGGAGGAAACCTCCCAGAGCTGGAGTTCCAGTAAATGCCGGACGGGGTTTTGCGGGTCGGTTTCGTCCCACTGGCTTTTGATCGTGCGAAAGCCAACGCTGTGCTCGAACAAGTCCAACGCGTAGAGCGCCAGGGCGTCGTCCCCGTCTTTGGTGTTGGCAATGACGGAGGTGCACAGCAGGCCTTTGGGGTCTTCTACCAGGTCGGTGAACTTGCCCAGGATTTGGCGGGTGTTGTGTTGCAGTAAATGCTTGATGCGGGGTTGGCGGCTGTTGGGGCCGTTTTCCTGAATCGTTTTGGTGAAGGCGCCCGGCAGGATAATGTCGCCGTCGCTGTCTTCGTTGCCAAAGGCCGACCCGTAGAACTGCACGGTGCGGCCGGTCGCGTCGATGTCCTTGAGCCCGGCGTACGGGCGGCTTTGGTGTTGCATAGGGCCAAAGCTAGAGGCCCCAGGAGGCGGGCACCGCACGGGGCGGGCGGTTCGTGTTTACGAGAAGCGCCAACCGGATACAGGGGGCACGAAAAAGCCCCGACTCGTCAGGGCCGGGGCTAAGACTACAGGAGAAAGAAGGGGTTAAGACAGCAGTCCTTGGTTTGTCAAGGCTTGCGTCAACGCTTCCTGTAGGGTGGTGGCTACGGCGTTCTCACGGCCGTCTTCGTGCATGCGCCAATCGGTATACACACTGTACTCCAAATGGGTATCGTCGCGGGCGTTGTTTTTGACAATCAGCCAACCCGCCGGCACCAAGTCAAGCAGCTGTTCTAAGGTCATTTCCATATCGTTTCTAATTCGCGCCTAGTCCCGTCAGCAGGAACACGTACAACCCCGGCGCGCAGAGCCCGCCCCCGTCTTCTAAGCCCAGCCGGCGCCACAGCCGCGGGCGGGTCAGGGCGCGGTGGGTGGTCAGGCGCAGGAGCTTGAAGGGGTAGTTAGCCAACGCGAAACGAGAGGTGTTGAATCTCTTTCTTGGTAAACGGCGTGTCCCATGCGGGGCGTTGATAGGGCAGGTAATACCCGTTGGCGTCTTTCTCCAAGGCTTTGTTTGCTTCGACTTCGGGCGCGTTGGGTTCGGGAAACTTGGCTTCCGTCAACAGCTCGCAGGCTACGTGCTCCGCATAGCCTCTGGTAGCAGCGTCGTCCTTAACCAATTCGTTTGAGACGCGCTTATCAAAGGTTATCGTTAGCCCTTGGCTGTCGGTTACGGTTATATACAGCGTAACAAGGAACCCATACGGTGGCATTGTCTTACGGGCCTCCTCTTCCTCTGCCAACAGGTGGGCAAGGTTCGGGTAGGCTTCTTGAATAGCGGCTTGTTGAGTGGCTGGCATAGGGTGTAAGTTAGGCAATCGGTTTGTAGGTTACCGTACATCTGCACTGCACGGATTCGGAAGCAGGGAGCATTGGATCGCCGGGGAACTTGGCCGAGTTTTTACATATCGCCTCCAGAATAGAAAGCTTTTAGGTCTTTTCGCACCCGCAGGAGACCGCCGCGCGGGAAGCGATCATTATTGCGGTACGAGCCAACTTGAAGCTCGCCTTGATCGTTGAGCTTGCAGTAGTCTACATACGTTCCGTTTGCACTTCGCACTTCAGGATTTAAATCGTAATGCTCGCCTTGTCCGTTCTTTTTCAAGTACGCCTCTAAGTCAGCCCAAGCAACGCAAACCCACAGGGAGTCCTCTAGCTCCTTTTCCTGTGCGTCTAGTTCGTTGATGGTGGCTTTCGCCAACTCAATTTGCAGGCGAATGCGTTTCTGCTTCTTCTTGACTTCTTCTATTTCATCATATGGGAAAGGGCGGGCTGGGAAAGGGCTTGGTGATACCATAAGGAAGACGGTCATTGGGTTAATGAATGGGCTTGTATCCGATAGCGCACCGGCAGCGGATTGATTCTGAAGGCGGGAGCATCGGGTCTCCGGGGAACTTGGCCGGAAACCCGCCGATGGTAAAAGTACTATCCAACGGCACAGCTTGTCCGTTAGCGACGGCATGACTTGATCTGGTCCGCCCATCTTTGGTAGAAATCCACAGCTTGTCCAGCTTGAGCCCCGTCGCTTTCGCGCCCATCAGGCTACCGTACGCACTGGCGCTAACTATCTCAGTTCTTACGATGCTGATTGCTCTACTCGGCGCCAACTCCGCGACCCGTTCCCGCAGCCGCTTCACCCCGGCCGGAATGCTGAGCCCTTCCTGTGCCACTTCCTGCAACGTCTGGGTCACGAGCTTACGGGTCGTATCCACCATGTCTTTGATCCGCTTGGAGGCTTCCCCGCGGGTAATGAACTGCCTGAGTCGTCCCAGCCAAGAGGTGACGACTTCCGTGGGGGCTTCGGCTTTGGTTTCGTAAGCCTGTCCCTGTGCTTTGGCGTACTGCTCCGTTAGTGCGTCGTAGTCCTGCCGGGCAAACGTGACTCCTACCTCTTGGTAGAGGCGGGTGAGCACTTCCGTGAGTTCGTCGGCCTTGACGTAGGCGGCGGCCAGTTCCGGCGACGCCCCGGCCTGATACGCCACAAGGGCCCGTTCCCCTTGCCGGATCAAGGCCCGGCGTACCCGCTTTTCGTGGGCGGGTTCCAGGGAAGTGCGCAGGGCTTCGATCTGGGCGTAGCGGTCGGCAGAAGTCATGTTAGTACGGAAACTGTGCTTTGTAGGCATCCCACCGCTTCTGCCACGCCTCTGAGGCTTCGCGGCCTTTCGAGGGGTGTGGCGGGGGCGGGGGAAGGGCAAGTGTTTTTTGCAGGAAGTAATCACTTGCCGCTTGCTTGTCCTTGAGCAACCCGGCCATGTAGTACGCCCACATACCCAACCCGGAGAGTGCGATAACGAGGAAGGCCCAAGCGAATAACTGTTGATTGGTCATGGATTGCGGTTGGTAAGGCGCTCAAATTCGCGGCCTGACAGAAGGGCTAACGGGAGGACGACCGGGGCCGGGGTAAGGAGTGGTCAAACGCCGCCCGGTCCGCCTCTCCCGCAGCATGCGCAGGCTGTAGCCCAACGTGACGCAGGAGGCAGCGATACCGGCGGTGTAGACGATGAGGGCGAGGCCGGTCATTCAGGAAGGTCTTCGCCCATTACGGTATAAGCGCCTAATAGGGCATAGCTACCGAAAGCAATAATGCCCATCATCGGCACCAAGAACAGCAGCCCTGTAGCTTGTCCGTGTTGCACAGCCTTGCAACTAGCCAGAAAGAGGGCGCGCAACGTTATGCAACAACAAAACAGGCCACTAACCGCAATCAGCCGCCCAACACAGGAGACAAACCGAACGAGCTTATACTCAAACCGGCTCATACCCCCGCGCCCGTTACGTCTTCCGCTTCCCCGGCTTGGGGTTGGCCGTCCCACTCCGGCTGTCCAATAAGTTCGACGGTGGTAAGCCGCTTGGCAAAGTGCGTAATCGCGTACGGGAAAGGCTTGTGGGTGTTTTCATCAAACCACAGCTTCAAGTCTTCGGAATACCGGCCCGTACCCGTGCCCACGGGCCGGCGGCCGGGCGTCGGGGTACCCGCTACGTCGTAGAGTTTGTTGGGCGTGGGTTGAACAGGGCCATCCACGGGGTTCCAGTCCCGGTGAATGCGCGTGAGTTCGCCCAAGGCTTTCTGCGAGGTTTGCACCTGCCCGGCCAGCAGGGCGCGGGTGGTTTCCAAGTCTTCCGAGTACATGCGCTCCTGCGTTTGCTGGGTGGCTTCTTGCAGGGCGGCGAGGGCGGCGGTCGTGAGTTTGGCAGACATAGCGTAAGGGGGTTAGAAGGTTAGTAGTCGTAGTATTTGCGCTGGTAGGTGTTGCGGATGGCGTTGTCGATGTCGGAATACTGCCGCTGGTCTTCGTCAATGGCCGCTTGCAGCTTCTTCGACCGCAGGTTTAGCAGGGTCTTGTAGCGGCTCCTTGACCCGTTGGGAAATTTGGTGTGCTCAACCAACATCCGAAGCCGCCAGTACCGCCACTTCAACAAGGGCGGTAGGGCCTTGGCGCGGGCGCGCATATTGCCGACTACCCACTCCAACAGGCGCAACGCAGACAAGGCAAGGAAGATGGATAGGGCGTTCTGTAGCATCTGTATCTAGTATTGCACTCGCGCCACTTGCAGTGTAAATGCCGGCTCGTCCCAATGGCGGAACCAAATCCCCGCGTCGTCAAACCGATAAAACCCCGACTTCTGCTCCCACGGCCCGGCTTCGATCAGGGTCCAACATTCCGGCCCCAAGAGTCGAACCAGCCGGTGCACGGTCGCGGCTTCGACCCGGTGGGAGGTGCCCGGTAGGCGTTCTACCTCCTGCATCGACACGGTGCCGTCGGGCAGCAAACCGTAGACTTCCTCCACGTAGCCGCCGCTCAACACGTGGCTTGTGAAGCCCCACGGGTGATTGTGGGGTTCGCCGGTATCAGGTTCCGTGAAGCGGTGCAGGACGCGGCCGCCGCCCAAGTGGTACTTGGTGAAGGACCCGTTCATGTGTTCGGTGCGGATCAGGTCGGGCGGCGTGGGAGAGGACTGCATAGGCTAGGATAAGGACTTAAAAAAGGCCGCAAGCAGATAGATTCCGACAACTAACACAATAGGGCCCCACAACGGAGCCGTTACCCACCACCACGACCAGTGCGCCACCGCGCCGATCTCGGCGAGTTTCAGAACCAGGAACGCCACGAACAGCAACCCCATGAGGGTAACCCCTCCCGATGATGATTTCTCTGATGCCATACCCAAAGATACCTATATTCTTGTACAAGATAAACCTATATATGATATATTTTTGTACAAGACAATCAACCCGTACCTTTGGGCATGAGCGAAACGCCCAAGAGAGCCGGTCGGCCCTTTAAAGACCCTGCCACGCACAAACGCCACCGGGCCTTCTCCCTGACGGACGCCGAATACGCCCGCTTGGAAGAATTGGCGACCGCTGCCGGGATGAAGCCGAGCAAGTACTTGGTCGTCACCCTCAAGCTCGACCAACCGGCCTAACCCCGTCTACAATACCGATGCTCGTACAAGTCCCCTAGCGGATCGGGACAGTACGCTTCCGCGCACCACTGCTGGACTTTCGACAGGGACCGCAGCCGCTGGTGCAACAGCTTTTCGGCGTCGGCCGCGAGTTGGGCTTGCGTAGGTTTGGGAGGAGGTGGGGGCAGGGGTGCTTCCATAAGGTTAGGCAGTGAGTTTCAACCAGAAGTGCCGCACGGTCAGCTTGGGGTGCCGCAGCATGAACCAGACTTTGTACCACCACGCCACCTTGATGGTGACCCATACCGAGCCGTCGTCTGTCAGTTCGCCCCCGGTGAGCGTAATACCGCGGGGCATGGGGATGGTAACCGGGTCAATGAACAGCGTAGCCATACCAGAATCAGTTGACGTGAAAGCGGCGGGTGGCTTCTTCCTGCGCGTTGAGGTAGCGGTCCCACCGTTTGTTCCATTTCTCGGCGTCGCCCAGTATCCAGAACCGCAGCCCGTTGCCCAGCAGCACCCGGACTTTCGCGCACGGGTTCTTCCAGCTTTTCAGGGGGCGCGGGGCCGTTTCCAGGGTGTAGACATCCTCCCACAGAAACGAGTACGGGGCTTCGTATTCGTTGCCGAGGTGGTCCTTCCAAATCCGCATAGCACTGGCACGCTGAAAGCTGGGCATAACGATAGGTTAGGTAAGTGCAATCATTTCAAGGATAACCGGCCCATTTCTGTGGCCTTTCGGCGACATAGTACCATTGCGCTGGCTACCGCTTCGGGGGCTTGCCGGGCTTGGGGTGGGGTTTGGGCTTGGGGTGCATGGGCATGTTCATCGGAGAGGGAGTAAGGGTGAAGAATTACATATTCATGCCAGCGTGGGGCGTCTCGCCGTGCTGTTTGAGCCAGGCTTCCAGGAACTCGATTTCGGCGGATTGGCCCTGCTTGATCTTTTTGGCGAGCTTAACCAGGTCCGGATCGTCGCCCTTGGCAATCTCTTTGTCGGCCATTTTGACGGCCATTTTGTGATGGGGCACCATGTCCTGAGCAAAGCCTACGTCCGTTTTGTTGGCCGCTTTCGTGCCCCACCCCTCGTCTCCTTCCCCCGCGCCGGGGTAGTCCGTGTAGCCGTGGCGGCGCAAGAGCTTGGCCGCCGCGGCGGGGCCACCGAGTTCGTCCAGGCTCTTGACGTGGACTAACCCCGCTGGGATCAAGTACCCGGTAAAGTTCTTGTCCGGCGTTTCGCCCAGCATTTCCACGCGCCGTTCAATGGGCAGCAAGTACATGGACATGATCCGCTCGGTCTCGGCTTTCTTGTCGGCTTGCAGCTCGGGCACGCCCGAGGTATCGACTTGCAGCCACGTTCCTTTCTCGAACATGGGGCACAGCCACCGGGAAAACTCGGGCAGAATGGCTTCCAGGTAGGGCAAGACCCCGTCCGTGTAGAAGGCTTTGCGGGCCTCTCCTACGTTGTTGTACGTCGAGGCTACCTTGTCGCCCAACAGTTCCGAGGGCACGCCCCAGTACCCGCAGATCTCGCGGAAGTTGGCTTCCCGGAACTGGATGATGTCCAGATCGACGGCCGTGGCGCCGATGGCCGTCCACTTCACGGCCTGGGTCATAATCGGAAACGAACCCCGCTTGTCGGCGCCCGTGTAGTGGGTGGCGAGCCGGTTGCGCATGTCACTGACCACGTTGGGGCCTAACTCCACCGGCCGGTTATCGACGGGCTCAAAGGAGAGAATGCCCGCCGGGCCCTGGTTTTGCATTTGGGAGACCTGCGCCGTGATCGAGGCCTGATCGGCGGTGGCTTCCCGGTTGGCGGCGACAATGCAGCCCACGCCGTAGGTTTCCCCCGGCAGGGCGTCGTGCTTGAGGTGCAGCACGTCTTCCGGTAGCAAGTCGATGGTTTCGCCGGGCTTGCTCAAGTCGGGCGTGAACACGTACTTGGTGGGCGCCTGCATCACCGTACCCCCGAGGGGTTTTACGTTCGGGGTGGGCAGAATCCAGAGTTCTGTGGGTTTGCCCGCGTTGACGCCGGAGTCCAATCGGTTGGCCCAGATGAACACGTTGCCTTGCCCGTGGTAGAGGATGCTGATCTGGCGCATGAACACCACTTGGCCCGTCAGCGGGTTGGGCTGCCAGAGCAGGTCCAGTAGTGGCGGGGAGGGCAGCAGTTCGGGCTTGCGGTCTTTCCCGGTGCGGTAGAGCAGCCAGGGCAGGGCGGCGGCTTTCTTGGCAAAGTAGCTGTTGACCTTGCCGACTTGGCCCACGAGTTGCCGGCGCAGGTGGCCGTGTTCGGGGTGGAGCCAGTTCACGCCCCCCCCGGTGTACTGGTAGTTGGGGTTGGTGCGGCCCAGGCCGTCTACTCCGGCCAGCGCTTTTTGCAGAAGGGGGCGGTCGTAGGCCGTCGGCTGGGCGGGGCGCAGGCCCAGCGTTTGCAGGGCGGAATCCAAAACAGCGGGTAAGGTCATAGGGCGTGCACCACGTAGGCGGCTTTCTGATGGTGTAAGGTGGTATAGGCGCGCCACGCCAGGGCGAGGGCACACACGCCGTCGTCGTGCAACCCCGCGGGGGCCGCGTACTGGACGCCCGTGCGGGTGTAGACGTATTCAAAGGCTTCCAACTCGTCGTAGAGCCAGCCCGAAGGAATGCCCAGGGCCGTCTGCTGAAAGGCCAGCGTCAGGCCCTCCATGAGTTGTTGCTTGCTCTGGCTGGTGAACTTAAACCCCTCGGTGCGGCGGCGCGTCTGCATGACCTCCTCCACGATGGGGTCGCCTACTCCCGTCGAGTCGATCAGGGTGGAGATGTCGGGCAGGGAGAGAATGCGGCGCTTGGTTTCGCCCCACGGGCTTTGCCAGCGGTCTAATTGACAGGTGTAGCCTTGCGCGTTGAGCCCGGCAATGACCGCGTAGTCAAAGCTCTTGGCCAGGTCGATGCCATACGCGACGGCCGGGCCGGGGGCCAGGCCAGTCGGCAGCAAGCACCGGCGCAAGTGGGTCAGGCCAAACGGGTTGCTGCCGTCCTCGGAGGGTTCGGCCAGGTAGAGTTCCCGAAAGACGGCCTCGGGCAAGTCCCGCTTCGCCTCCTCGATTTCCTCCTGTTTGAGAATCCCCGCTTCCACGGCATCATACGCCGTGATCTTGAAGTAGGCGTAGGTGCCGGTGGTGTCCTGCCGGGCTTTTTGGGCCATCTTGTAGCCCCAGTTCTTCTTGCCCTTGACGTTGCCGATGAACTTGCACTTGCCCTGGGTCGCGGTCAGGGTAGACCGCAGGGCAAACCAGGCTTCTTCCCGCGAACGGGTGAACTCGTCAAAGACGGCCGCGTACACGTCGTCCCCGTAGAGGTTGTCGGGTTTTTCGGCGGTCTTGAACCAGAGAATGGCCCCGGTAGGCAGCGTGAGCGTCAGGCTGGACTCGTTGGCCACGAAGAAGCCCGGCGTACTCACCTGCTGCTTCATGCGGGCAAACGCGATCTTGGCCTGGTTGTAGACCGGGGCGACCCACCAGAAGTTCTGACCGGGCTGACCTTGCAGGGCCTGCTCGAACAGCCAGATGATGTGGGAGGCCGTTTTCCCGGCTTTGGTGCTGGCTTCCGTCACGGTGTAGCGGGCGGGGCAGTCGAGCATCCGTTGTTGGTAGGGGGCCACCCACGGGCGGGTGTAGGTAATCTCAGCCGTCGGCATGGGCAGGTCCTCCTAAGTTGAGCGTGACCTTGATGGGGGCGCCATCCTCGTCGCCGCCGTGCTCGTGCTTGTCCTTCTGGCCCAAACGTTGTTTGCCCAGCCAGATGAGCATGCCTAAGTTGCCCTTCATGGCGAGGTTCATCTGTTGCTCCAGGAGCAGGGTTTCGCCGTCGGCTTTCTTTTCCGCGGAATAGGCGGAGAAATCGGTTTTATGATCGCGCTTGCAGTTGTCGTAGAGGGTCTCGGGATGGATGCCCAGACGGGCCGCAATCTGCACCCCCGTACACCCGGCCTTCAGCAAGCGGTCTACGGTTTTCCAGTCGATGACAGTGGCAGAGCGGGCCATAGGATTAGGTACTGGCAAAAGTGAGCGCCGGGGTCGGTATCGAACCGCCAGCCTCCCCGATGGTATCGGGGCGCTCATCCGTTTGAGCTTCCGGCGCTGGTGTTGGTGTTGGTTTGCGTTCTGAAATAGGCACGTTCTGGCCCTTGTACATGCCCGCGCCCATTTCATCAATGCGGGAATAAGGAAGCACCGGCACCGTGAGGCGGGCCGATTTGTCAAGTAGGTAGATATAGCGGAGCTGGAAGCCGGGAATGGGCTTGGCCCCTAGCTGCGTCCATTGGGTGCGGGTGCGAACCTTCAGCGGTAGGTCCATTGCGGCGCACACCTCCTTTAGCTCTTTCGAGTTAGTGTCAGATTCAAACGTCATGGCCGCGATGCGGTGCCCCGTGGGGAACTCATAAAGCGAGCCGTTGGGGCTAACCTTAGTGAGGGCAAAGCCGGCAGCGCGGTATATCGTCCCGTCGCCACATTGCGCCCCATCGGCAAAGGATAACACCCACTTGATATGAGGGCAATGCTTGCGCAGCAGCCGAAGGGCTACGGCAATACACCGACTCTCGCTGTTGCGCGGCAGGTAGTTGTCGAAGGCCATCCGGTTCAACTCCACCATTTCATTCCAGCCCGTGCCTTCCACTAGGCCAAGGACCTTGCTTTTATCCATCGGGGGGCCGAATGACATTACCCCATGCAACTTGCCCGCGAGGAAGGCCCCGAAGTGCAACTGCGGGTTATTAACAACCTTCCCGCTGTAATGGTGACGGCGCACGAAGGCAATGGCACTTTTGGTGTCAATCCGCTCCACGCGTATGTCCTTTACATTAATCTCCATTGCGGGCGCTCAGGTACTCTGCGATAATCGCCGCAAGGGCGTTGCCGTTGCTGTTATCATTGCCCGTCCCTTCAAAATCGGCGGGCTCTTCGGCCTTGGCTAGTTGGATAGCCGTTTCTACTTCCTGCTTTTGCAGGTCGGTGAGGATAAAAGTGATTTGCCCGAACCCTGGCTTCTCACCGTCGGGCAGGGCTATATCATCCAATAGTTCCGGCTCGATGTCTGCCCATTCCTTCGGCACATCCACGCCCCATTCGTTCAGGGTAGCCGCATCGGGCCAATCGCCGGACGAGAGCGTATCCCAATCCCACGCGCCAAAGGAGCCGTTGTCTTTAATCACGAACTCGCGCTTCTGCTCTTCCGTCAATCCCAAGGCCCGCGTAATGGGCACCTCAGTGTGCTTCAGGTGCAAGAGTGCATGTAAACGCATGTTGCCACCCAAGACCACGCCGTCTTCGTCCACGACCAAGGGCCGCAGGTGCAGCATCTCGGGAAACTCCTGCAAGGACTTCACGAGTTGGGCAAAGCGGTCGTCTTTGATCAGACGGGGGTTGTGGTCGTTGAGCTTGACCTGCTCAATGGGGACGAGTTCGGCTGCCATACTCTCCAAAGCTACTCCCGACCCAGCCCGCGGCAGAGGAGGCCCCGCCGAAACGTGTTTACGAGAAGCGCCGCCTGGGGGGCTGGGCAAACCGGAACTGGCCTTTGGCCGCGTCGGGCTGGTCGGGCAACAGGGAGAGTTTGACCGTGGAGCGCACGTCGAGCTTTTGCGCCCCGTGCTGGTTTTTGCCCGGCCCCACCAGGAATTGGCGGCTCACGTGGGCGTTGGTGGTGAAGACCGGCCGGGTGTGGCGCGTGTGGGTCAGGGGGGAGCCGACGTTGGGCTGGGTATCCAGGACCCAGTACGGGCGGCCTTTGGCGGGTTGAAGCAAGTCCAGGGTCGTGCCGTGCTTGACCAAGGGCAGACCGGCGAGTTTCAGTTGGGCGTCGAGGTAGAGCAACAAAGCCGTCGTCAGATACACGCGGCGGGTCAGGGAGACGGACAGGGTAGCGTCGGACGGGGGCAGCACCGGGGCCGGGGGCACTTCCACCACGCGGGCGGGCTGGGGTTGGGGGGTGAAGAAGGAGCGGGGCGCCCCGTGGAACGCGTTAGGATCGAGCATAGAGGGCGGCTTAGGTCTGGCTAAAATACAAACTTCTTCCCAACTTCACAAGTATAATTCGTTGATTATCAAGGTTTTATGTGTTATTCTTTTGCCGACGGTGGGGAAACAACTCGTTCGGGTCTTCCCCTCGTAAGTAGGCATACTCGTCTTCCTTCAAGCGGATCTTGGCCTCCCACAACAAGCTTTCCTGCCGGCGCTGAACGATCATGCGCTTGGTCTTCTGCCATTCGCTGTAGAGGTAGGACAGGCAGACCATCTGGCCCAGAATCACGGTGCCGAATACGGCGTAGAACGTAGCGTCGCTCATAACTTGGTTGAAGTGGTTTGCCGCTGCATCTGCCGTTCCCGTGCTACCTGCTGCTGGTCTAACCGTCGTTGCCGGGCTTGGTAGAGCACAATGCAGACAAGCAGGAACAGGGCTACGTTGTAGCAGGCGTGGCAGAGGAAGTCGAGGTCGTGGGTCATACTTGGGGCTGTAGTGTGGCTTGGAAGGATCTGATTTCCACTTCGTCGTCTAGGTCGTAGTATTCGCAGAGCAACGTTCCAATGGCGGCATCAGCGGCCTTGCCGTAGGTAGCAGTCAGGCGGTCGCGTAGGTGCGTGATTTCTTCCTTGCGGGTCAGTAATTGCTCCAGCGTCCAAGTTTTGAGCTGCGAGTAGTGAAAGGCTGCGTAGGCTTCCGCTAGCTCGTCCTCTATTTCTTCCAAGGCTTTCATATCGGTTGGGGTTAGGGCTGCTGTCGGTTCTGCTGTAACTCGGCGGCGAGGGTATCGAGGCGGTGGGCTTCTTCGGGGGTAAGACCGGCGTAGCGGCGTACCTGGAGCTGGTCGGTGTCCTGTCCGGCGTAGCGTTTCAGGGGAGGGGGAGCGGGGTTGCCGTGGTCTTTGGGCAGATACCGGCGTTCTTGCGGGGTTTTAGGCGGCGCAGGCGACGTTCGGGCGGTGGGTGGTGTCTTTCCCTTCGGCTTGGCTCCCAGGGCTTCTAGCTGGGCTTTGTAGGCGTCGGTCATGGAGCTTCAGTATTCAGGAAAGCATCGAGCACATGGTAAAGGGTGCTATAGGTTCGACTGTCTAGCAAGTACACGTAGCGCCACTTTTGGTAGAGGGATGGGATTTCTGATTGGCCGGTTTGTTCTCGGCAACTTCCGCCAATAGCTCCGGTATCGAAGTCTTTGTGCAAGACCCATTCTTTCTTGGCCACGCGGGCAATCAAGGCAAGAGCCTGATAGTCATCATCGAAAGAATGGCCTAAGTCTTCGTTGGTAAACAGGAGTCGAATGGGTTCTTGGCTCATAGCAGAAATAAAAAGGAGAGGAAGGGGCAGTGGTTAGTAGGGAAGGTCAAGGTCCATGTCCAGCACCCGTTGCCAGATTTTGGGGCGGTTGGCGGTTTCCAACACTTCTTTCTGTAGCTGCTTGCGGTGCCAGCCTTGCAAGCGGTGCCATACCCGCACCACTTCAAGGGCAACGGTCAAAGGGGCCGTGGTTTCGGGCCTGTTCAGGGCGTAGCGCACGGCAAAGCACAGGCAGTCGGCTTCGGCGTTGGAGAGGCAGTCTGGATTGGGCGTATCTTGAAGTAATTGCCGGGCATCCTCTACAGTCAGCCCATCAGAGGCCAACAAGCCTTCTAGTTGGGCAAGCGAGTAAAAGTCTTGGGTGCGAATAGGCTTGTTCATATCAGAAGGGAGCGTTAGTAGGCTAAAAATCAGAGGGTGGTTAGACAGCACGGCCGGGTCGGTCCGCGTAGCCGATGGCATCGAGTTGCGCAAGCAGGTCGGCCTCGGAGTCAAAGCGCAGGGCCGCGTAGTGGGTCGGCCCTTGGTCGGGATACGCGGCCAAGGGCTGTTGGCAGATGGCAATACCGCTGCTATAGAGGTCCAGCACCCGGCCCTGTTCGCTCCAATCCTCGCAGGACCAGACGTGGGCATGAGGATAGATGGCCCCGGCGCAGACAAAGAAGTCGCGTACCAACAGCGCCATCCGTAGTTCTTGGCTGGGAGTGAAGTTCATGGCTTAAAGGGGAGCGTTAGTAGGCTTGGGGGTAGATTCAAAGTCAGAAGGCGGGAAGGTGTTGGGTGCCCGCACGATGGCTTTTGGGCGTTCGTAGACTAGTTCCGGCGCGTAGATGGCTTGCACCAACGGATCATCTAAGGGGCTCACGCCGTTGAACTTATAGCGGGCCGTGCGCCAATCGTATTCAATCGCCACGTCAGGGTTTTCGGTGTCTTCCCCGATGCTGCCGGGCAAGCCGACGAGCTTGTTGCTCTTGACTTTGTGGATGTAGATAGCGACCCGCGGGTCGTTTTTGCGCTCGTGTCGAAAGGGGCGGTACACGGCTCCGATGACGTGCGGCATGTTCTCCCACATCTGCCCGCCCGAAATGCTCGTGCCGTCGGGTACGGGCCGCTTCTGCCCAAACCGCATGCCTTCCAACCGCTTCGGATGGGCTGTCATGGTCAGGCTTTGCTTGGTGTCCACCGTCCACGACGTGCAAATATCCAGCATGGCCCCGGCGTAGGATTCGATGCCGCCCATCTTGTTCATGCGGCTGTGGTCGAGCTTGTTGTATGGGTCAATTACCGAATGCTCCGTGCCGTACTTGGCAATGGCCGCCTCGAAGTAGCTGAGCAGGTGCTCCAAGGTCTTGCCCTGCCCTTTCTGCGGATACACCACGTAGAAGTGCTCCCGAATGAACTCCATTGCCCGTTGGTAGTATTTCATGGGAATGAAGTTCTGCCATGTCGGGTCGGGGCTCATGCCGGTTAAGGAGTGAATGAGCGAGTCGTATACTTCGTTGGCGGGCATGTCTTCGGGCGGGTAGATCGCCGTTTTCTTGCCCGCGAACACAGCCCGCAGCAGCAGCAGTTGGCGCACGAGTTCCGACTTGCCTTCCCCCGGCCAGCCGGTGAACACGTTGAAGTATTCCTTTTTCCAGGTGAAGTGCGGGTCAAGCTCCTTGATGTGGGTGGTTTCCCCGCGCTCCTTGCCGATGCGGTGTTGCAGCTGCATCAAGGCCCAGGCCGCGTCGTCTAGCGGCTGAATGGCCGACAGCGGGGAAAGCCCGCCTTCGTGTAACTTGACCGCAGGCTTGGGTTGGGCGGCGGTTTTGGGGTTGATTAAGGCCTCGAAGTCCATTAGGCGGCTTTGTTTTGTTGATCGATGCCCCGGCGCACGTACTGTTGGAAGGTTTCGGCCAAGTCCTCGAATTGCTTGGCCCATTGCTTGGCTTGCCGCTCGGCTTCGTCGGCTTTCTGTTTCAGCGCCCGGCAGCGTTGGTCCTGCAACTGAATCATGGCCCAGCGGCTCTCCGACTCCGACTCGTATTGGTCGAAAATCTGCTTATAGGCTTGCGCGAAGGCCACAATGGTTTCGATTTCCCGCTCGATAGCCTGCACGGCCTTGTAGTCGGCTTCGCTCACGTCTTCTTTGCCGCGCAATTCCTCAATGCGTTCCTGTTTGCGGTGCAGCAGGCGGGCAAGTTTCTTGGCCTCGTCTTCGCCAAAGGCTTTGAGGACCGTTAAGGCTTCGGGGTCGTAGGGACGCACGGTGGGCATAGCGTTAGCCGTTTATCTGGTGAGCTTTGGAAGCATACCCTTGCATGCGATCGGCAAACGCCTGTTGGCGCTGTCGTTCTTGCTGGGTGATAAAGTCTTGGTTGTAGTCGGCTTGGGTAGGCAAGGCGTCGGGGTGTTGGGGTGCGGCGCCGATCGGGTGTTCGCTGGGCAGCATGAGCTTTTCAGCCAGCTTGTCGTTGTTGAGGTAGGTGGTGATGTACTTGCGGAAGGTGCGGGCCGGGGCCAGCATGTTCTTGTCGCGTACATCGGCTAGAATCTGCCGGCGGTAGTGTTCGTGATCGACGTAGGCGTAGCCAATGTCTTTGAGCACGGAGGCGAACACGGTCGGCTCGAAAATCCGACATTCATCGGCCGGCACGGCGTCGGGGTCTTGCTCGGCAAACGAGATTACTTTGGCGGGCGTCTGGCTTTTAGAGGGGGTGGGTTCTGCCTGTTCGGCGGCAGGTTCTTCCTGGCTGGCCGGCGAAGACGTCCCTTCTTCTTTCTTCTCTATTGTATTGTTATGTACTGTGCTTAGAAAAGTGGCAGGGTCGTTTAAGGGTGGCTTAAGGGTGGCTTCAAGCTCCCTTTGCTTTTGGGCAAGGGCGGCTGCGTCTTTTAGGGCTTTTTTGCGTTCCACACCCCGTTTTCCGGCTTCTGACAGGGCGGCTTTCTTCTCGTCCCACTGGCTCATGCGGCGGCGCAGAGAAGGGGAGAAAAAGTAAGCCGACTCCTGTTCCAGCGCAAACAAGCCGTGCTGACAGGACAGGGTAATGATGCCCGTCAACAATGGCTTTAAAACACCCATGCCGGCAGCCAGACCGCCCAACGTAGCCATGCTCAAACGGTAGTCGGGGGCGTCGCGCATCTTCTCTACCAAGGCCCAATACAAGCCGTAGCCTTCCCACCCGTATTCCGCCCGCAGTTCCAACACGCGCTCGTCGTGCTGGGCATTGCTGTCGTGCTGAAACCAATAGGCGTCTTTCACAGTAGATTCCATTGTTACTTACTTCAAAGATATTACCTTTACAGTAAACTTCAAACCTTTCAAGTGAAAAGTTTACCTTCGCGGGGTCAAGCACCCCATCCCATGCCGATAGTCGATACCGATCGCCTTCAATCCGTCGCCCGTTACGCCCGCAACTATCCCGGCCGGAAGAAGACCGGCGTGGCGGTGGGCTACATTTACCAGTTGATCAAAGAGGGCAAGCTGGAGCACGTAGAAATCGACGGCATTTACTTCATCGTCCTTCCTTCCCCCACCACCTAAGTAGCGGGGGAGAGGGGGCTAGGAGAGGGGAACGGCAGCGGTCACCTTGCATTCAGTCGAGCCAAACCCGCCCGTGCCCCGCACCGAATCCGAGAGGCTGTCCACGGCTTCAAACAGCACCTGCGGCACCCGCTGGAACTGGATTTGGCCGATGCGGTCGCCTATCTTATAGGTGTTGAAGCCGGGCTGTAACTCGGTTTTCGTCAACGTGGGTTGCCCGCACACCCATCCTCCCACGGGCACTTCGCGCGCGATGGCAGTGCGGTAAAAGCGGGCTTTCCATTCGCCCCGATACCCGGCGTCGATGATGGCGACCCCGTTTTTGAGCATCAAGGAGTAGTTGCTGACCGAGGAACGGGCGTAGAACAGCCCCTGCCAGCCTTCGGGGAATTCCGTGGCAAAGCCTAGTCCGTACTCGATGTAGTCTTCCGTTACGTTCCGGCTAACCGCTACCACGTCAAAACAGGCATCCAGTGGGTTGGCTTTGTGGGGGAGTACTGCGTCGGGGTGCAGGAGTTGAATCTTGACCGTGCAATCCACGGCCCTTGTGATGTCGCGTTCCATTAGGCAGCCGCTAAGCGTTGGAGGTGGGAGACGGATTCGATCACGAGGCGCGGCATCCCAGGACGCGTGTTTTTCTCGTACCACTTCCATTCAAGGGAGGACGGGCCTTGCTCTTTCAGGAACTCGGCAATCTTGGCGCGGGCGGGCTTGGTTTTGTAGACTTCCTTGAGTCCCATCGCCACCCGTTTGGGCGCTCTATGGTCGGGCTTGGCTACCACGGGTTTGGGAGTGGGTTTGGGCTTGGCTACCATCACTTTCGCGGGCTTTGGAGGTTTGGCTACTTTGGCAGGTTTGGGCTGGGCTTTGCCCCGTGCCACGCGCTCGCGGATGGCCTGGTTGCCGACGCGGCCGGCGGCCGACAGGGTTTCTTTGGTCTTGTAGAGGCCGATCTTGCCGGCTTTGCGCACCAAGGATGCCTCGCTGCGGCCGGGGAAGTGTTCGAGCAGCGTGGCCGTAGCGGCGTGGGGGTAGAGGTCGGTAAAGCGGGCGAGTTCTTCGGGCGCCCAGGTGTTGACAGTGGTAGGTAAATTCATATCCAAAGGAAAGATTAGCGGGGAGTGGAAAGCCGGATGGCGTCAAGTTCGAGCTTGGCCAGGTTGATACCCGTTTGCACGAGCTTGCTGACTTGCTCGGCCTGCCCGATGTAGTCCGCGTCTTCTTGTACTTTGTCCAGAGCCAGCATCAGGGCGTCCTGCATCTTTTGCAGCTTGGAAGGCGCTGACACGCTCGCGGCGACGGGCAAGGATTCATTCTGACTGCCTTCCAGCGGCAGGAAGATGTCCAGGAAGGCGGGCATCTGGTCGGGGTGTTTGTCGTAGTCGCGGCCCGTGGTTTTGATCTTGACCGAGCCGTTGGCTTCCTTGAAAGAGAGGATGGTGGTTTCTTCCCCGTTGCGCAGGTAGGTCTTGCCGACCATCAGCGCGAGTTTATTTTTCCAATTCATGGCGGATCGTGCGGTTGAGGGTGATGCGTAAGCGTTGGGTTTCGATGAGATGGGGAAGGGCCGCTACGTGGGGCCGTAGTTCGGGCTTGCCTTTGGTCAGGGTGCCGACTACGTAGGCATCGCTCAAGAGCAGGCTGGCTCGGTGCTCGCCGTGAATGGCGTTGCGGGCGGCGTTCTCCTGGCGGGTAACCAGCTCCCAGTTCTCGGGTTGGTCGTTTAAGGTGTTGCCGTCCCGGCAGCGCAGCACATGCCCTTTGGGAATCGGGCCGTTTGCTTGTTCAAAGTTGTAGCGATGGCTGAGCACCCAGCGGGCTTTGCCCATGCGCCGGTACTTGTAGGGCGGGTCACCGTCGTTCTTCTGCCGAACCGTAACAATGCCATCATAATAGCCAACGGCGTTGTGAGGGGTGTTGCCTTTGGGAAAGTGTCCTTTCTCGGAGCCCGGTGCGGCCCACCCTTTCAGTCCTTTGTTCCACGGCACTATTCCTTTCCGAAAGCGCGTGTGGCTTACCCCTCCTTTCTTCAGGCCGTTGCGCTGCACGTAGAGCTTGATGCTCTGCTGGGTGCGGCCCAACGCCAGGGCAATCTCGGCGCTGTTCTGCGTTTCGTAGTGGGTGGCGATGTAAGCCCGTTCGGCTTCCGTAAACATGCGGCGCGTCATTGTGGTAGGATTTCAAGTTGACCCCGCGTAAAGGATTCGGCAATGCGTCTTTTTAAGGGCGGCCCGAATCCCGACGGGTGGGGTACTTCGGTTAAGGCGATGGTGTAGAGTCCTTCGGCACTGGGGCCGTTGGCGACTGACCCCGTGCGGTGGCGGTGCTTGCCGGAAATGACCCGCACGGGGGTTTGACGAGAGAGATCAGTCATGAGCGGGTAAGCGGTTGGTTTTCAGAATCTGCCGACGCAAGCGGCTGAGTTGCCCGAAGGTGGCCACCGAGGCGGCCCGCCAACTGGCTTCGTTTTGGCTTTTTGCTTCCTGTTTCACGCGGGCCAGAACGCGGTCTAGCAGGGGTTTTTCGGGCTTGGGAAACCGGCGCAGCGAGCCCGGTATCTGGCTGGAGTAGGAGGGCTTGCTCATTGCGCGTCGGGGGATTTAACGCGGACTGTTTGCATCTCTGGCCGCCCGGTTTTGCGCCAAAAGAAATTCATGCACACAATCCGGTTGCATACTTTGCAAATGCGCTCCGTGCCTCGGCTTTCCGAAGTATAAAGCCGAGTGTTGTCAGGCGTGTACTCGTGGCCATAGCGGCAATGCGTCTTTTTCTGATTGCCAGTTCGGCGCTTGGCGGCCATGTCCTTGGCGTTGTCTTTCGGCGTTCCAATAAAAAGGTGAGCCGGATTTACGCAGGCGGGCGTGTCGCAACGGTGGCACACAAACATGCCGGGCGGGATAGGTTCATTGGCTAGTTCGAAGCTGAACCGATGAGCGGTTATGCTCTCCCCATTGGCATAAAACGCACCGTACCCAGCTGCTTGTTTGCCGCTTGTCCACAGCCAGCAGTCGTCTGTCTTTTGGACTTTTGTCCAGAATCTTTCCTCGGCCGTCATAACACCTATTCTTGTGAGGGTGCAGCTTTCCAATCGAACCCGCCGTTGTCGTTGCGGCGCAGGAAGTAAGTGTTGGCGTCGGCCTTGGTCTTGCCGAAAGTCAGGTCAGCCCGGCATGCCTCGCACTTGATGCTCACGTACTTAAAGCCCTGTGCCACACGGGCCGTCAGGCGCAGGTTGTCGGAGTTGCACAGGCCACAAAAGGGCACGTCGGGGAAGCTCAGGTGCTCACTTTCCATGACGGCTTCGTGCAAGTCAGCGCCTTCTACAACGAATGGGTAGGAACGCTTGCCGATTTTCTTGGTGATGAACAGTTGCATGGTCGTCTTATTTGAAGTAGGAGATAGCCTCACCGATAGCCCAGAAAATCAGGCTGCCAGCCAGCAGGCGTAAGGCGGTGTAGAGAAGCCCTTCCGACAGACCCGGTGCCGGGGCAGGCTCCAGGGTGCGGTCGGCCTGCATGTGGTTGTAGCAGCCGTGGTAATCCGGCTCGGGACGGGCAATGGTTCTAGTAGGAGTGAAGTGGTTCATGGTTATTCTTCGTCTTCAGGGCCAGTTAATTGCGATTCGCTCAGGTGTGAAATGGTCATAGCCATTACCTCTGGCGGAAAATTCTCCGGTTCTACCCGCAGGATTACTGTGCCCGCTGGCAAGCAGTGTTCGGGGTATCCGTCCTGCACATCTGCCATATGCAGCTCTTCGTAATAGTCATCGAAAAGGGCAAAGGGGGCTTCGAGTACATCCAGCGTCTGAACGGTGCCGCTGTAGTTGTCCATCCAGAAGATGGCGCGTTGTTGTAATTGCTCAGGCGAGAGCGTTTGCAGGGTATTTAATACATCTTGCCAGGTAGGCTCTTTAATCGTTGGCATAGCGAATAGAAGGAGAGGGTGAATGAATCTGACTATTGCTCGGAGGCGGGGGAAGTCCCACGGCTCGCTTAGGACGCGGCATGGAGTTGGCGGATGCGGGTAAGCAGATCGGACAACCTGCAGCGGAGGGAGACGACGGGGCCGACCTTCATGGATGGGGAGGGGTTGGAAGTGGCTGCCATCCAATGACCTCATCGTCCCAGATGCGCTTCAGGTTGAAGTCTTTCCACTCGTCGTTCATGTCACACCAGAAGCCCATCTCTGGCAGTTCGCGCCCTTCGCGGGCAATCAGGACTGGCGTTAGAATCTGGGTGTCGTCTTCCCATGTCGAACGCGGGCCTTTGTTCGGGTCAAGCCATGCTTCCTTCGCGGCCAAGGCAGCCCGGAGGCGGTCTATCGTGCCGGTTATGCGCAAGGCCGCCTTGCTGCTGACGTATACACCCTCATGGGTTTCCGCATTTGCACGAAAGGCATTCAATACCGCTTCGGCGCGTTCTATCTCTGTTTTTTCTTGCATCTTTGTACTTGTTAGTGTTGAATTGAATGGCCGCGGGACTCGTACCCCCGCGGCTGTTTGCGTTTAGGAAAGCCAGCAGTAGAGCAGCGCCCCCGCCGACACGACCAGCGCCACCGTTACCAGCGCCAGGGCCGCGACCAGCAGCCCGTCGGACAAGCCGGGCGCTTCTTGCGGGAAGGGCCGGTACTCGTAATCGAACTCGTACTCAGGGGTGTAGTCGTGCATGGCGAGAGCTGGTAGAGGGTGAGAAATAGGATTAAGCGGGTTGGGTCAGCAGGTAGCGCAGCCGGTTCAGGAGGTCTTGCAGCTTGGCGGCGTTTCGGCAGTGCTGGGTCGTGTAGCGCAGGGCGGCCAGCTTCTTGTCTTTCTGGAAAGCCCCCGGTGTGTTGAGCGCTTCCGTGATGTCTTTGAGCAGCTTGACGGTATCGGGCATAGCTAGAAGGCCAGGGTTTCTTCTTTCTTCTGGTAGAGGGCGTCCAAGTGCGTTTGCAGTCCATCGAGTACCCGGTAGCCGCAGCCGCCGGAAATAGCAATCGGGTGGGGCTGCATCTGCACGTTGAGAAAGTAGGACTCGCTCTCCTCGTCGCGGGCCGCAATGGAGACCGACAAGGTGAAGGCGGGCAGTTGAAAGCCGGCAAGGATGCGGCTGGCTTCGTGGCGGAATTCGCTGGCGTAGAGCATGGCAGTTAGCGGTTTAAAAGGTGTTCGCGTACTGCCTGCCACTCGTGGTTGCGGTAGGCTGAATCCACGTAGAGGTGCATTGGCCCGTAGCGGTGCTCGTTGCGTTTCATGAACTCGCGGGCGGCCTCTTCCGTGAAAAAGGACTGGATATGCTCATCCCGCTCCGCGTAGCCTACGCGACGGTAGTTGGCGGTTTCGTCGGTGCCGTCGCGCTGGTAGCGGGCTTCCAGCAGGTTAATCGTCCCTTGTGCGGCTTCTTCACCTTCTTCGATATTAATCCAAGTAGTTTGCGGTGCGTATTCAAAGCTGAGCCCGTAAATGCGCTCCTTGCGGCGCACGAGGTATTGCGGGTCGCTGGTAATGTGCCAGTTGCTCTGCGTGCGAACGCGGTGGCTTATGGCGTCAATGGAATTCTCTAATAGTGCTGTCGTTGCCATAGTCTTAAGTAGTTACAGGTTCAGGGGATTCAAACCACGCTTCCGCAATCACATGGTAGCGGGCGGCTTGGTCGTCGGTCAGGGAGAGGGCGCGGGCGGCCCGGCGTTCTTGGGTGGCAGCGATATCCGCTTGAAAGGCTTGTTCGCGCAGCTTGCCGACGGCTTGCAGGGCGCTGCTGTGATCCGGCGCATGCAGCACCGCGTCAAAAGCATCTAGCAGGGCGAGGTAGCGGGTGGTTTCGGGGCTGGTCATGGCTTAGCAGACTCGTAAAGCGTGGGCGTGTAACTGTTGGTGGCGTTCCAGCACGGCCCCGGCTTCGTCCTGTAAATCCAGGTGCGGGTACTGGACTTGCACCACCACGCAGATGGTTTTCACTTCATCAGTCGGACGGGCCCAGGCGTTGAGGCGGGTCAGCACGGAGGTCAGCAGGCGCATTTCCGAAAGGTTGATGCGCCACTTGGGCCGGGCCGTGGAGGTGGTCAGCCACATCGGGGGCTGGGCGGGGGAAGCGGTCGTTGTGAGAGGTTCCATATCTTTGTCGTTGAAAGTGGTTTGAGTAGGGCCGCTACCGTTTGCACCGGTAGCGGCTTTTTGTTTAGCGGTTGACGTAATCGTCGTAATCCTCTTCGTCGTTGGGCCAATGGCTGTCGTCGTCGTCATCTACTGGAGCCGACGCCAACTGCTTGAGTTGTTGGATTTCGGGCATGTAGACGTTGATTGGGTTTACCACCATGCGCTTCGCTGCTATCGTGGCAACCTCTTCCGAAACCGGCGTCAGGCAGTAGATGGAAGAAGCGCCGTAGAAGCGCGTGAATTCAGGGTGCTTGTCGTTGGAGGGCACATCCACCCGCAGCAAGGGGGCGCCAGCAATGACGGTTTCGCTCACTTTGCCAGCGAGCTTGACATGGCCCATAATTTCGAGTATGGCCCAGGCTTCAAACTTTTCGGGGGTATCCATGGGGTAGCTAGGGTTAGGGAGTGATAGAAGAGGTATGGTTGGGGCTTTCAACAAATGTAGTGGTCAAATATACAACGTTTGTTGATAATGTCAAGCGATTAATCAACAAACGTAGAAAATATAATCACGAAGAAAGGCGCCGGTTGTCTGTAATGAGTTTGGCCACTTCCTGCGCCACCTGATTGCACGTCCGTTCACACTGCAACACGCCGTAATCCCGTTGTTCTTCAATGCGTTCGGCCGACAATAGCTCGGTCAGGCTTACCGCTCCCAACTGCAAGGCGCTCATGTGGTCACGTACACTCGCGCCTTCGGGCAAGCCGTAGTTCTTCTTAATTACGTCGGTTCCCCCGCCAAACAGCGGCGTATAGATTGCGCGGGTGCAATCCCCAAATCCCGAACCACGTACCCCATTCTGTTCCAGCCGCCGCGTGAACAGCTTGCGGCTGCCGACGCCTTCGTTGCGCTGCACAATGGCTTCCGTTGGGCGGCCTAGCCTTTGCAGGCGCTTGGTGCGGGCCTGCTCGGCCCGTAGCGGTGCTTCCTTGGCTTTTTGAATAAGGGCAGGCACTTGTTTGTCCAACCAGTACGCTAGCTCGGGCGAAATCCACCGGCCGAACAATACCGCTAGTTCAGGATGCAGAAAAGTACCCGAGTCGTAGCGGCCCCGGCGCGCTGCTTTTAATTCCGTGATATCTACGGAATTAGATTTGGCTACCACCGTAGCATATTCTAAGTAGGTCGCGCTGCGCAGAAAGTTGTCAAGGCCTTCCTTGCCCAAGTCGCGCACGGTAGCAGTGGCATTAATCCACCCATCTGCGGAAAACTGAATGCCGGTGCCGTTAAAGTCGAGGGTTTTGAGTTTGTTGTTCATAACTAGAATAAGCTGGGGTGTTTAACTTGAAACTGTTGGTAGTACTCAGGGGCCAGCTCCTGCATGATCTCCATTTTCAACTTCCACACGTCGGGAAACATCAACTTGAAGCGTTCCTTGACACCCAGGAACTGGTGTAGCTCCCGTGCCCGCACTACTTTATTTCCTAAGTCGGTGGTGTAGACGGGCAGTAGCTCGTCTTTGAATAGGGTCAGGTTCATAGTGACTTGTTTTAAATACCCCTTATCTGGGTGGTTTAAGAATTCAAGGCCGATTGCCTTCTCAAATGGTCATTCTCCCGGCTCAATTCCTCGCAGTAGGCTATCCCTTCTTGCAGGTCCTGCCTCATTTCTTCCAACGCATCGGCTACAGCCATTGTGGCAGCGGCTATTGTGCAAGTGCCAGATAGCAAAGGTGCGCCGGTGCCCGTGCACTCCCATGCGGCGTTGCGCGCAATGGCTTCGCGGACGTAATCAGTGGCTTCTTTCATGCTTTCCGGTTTAATTTTCTAGCCGACCCTGGCCAATTGCCCCTTACACTGCCCACAATGCGCCACACAGGGGCCGAACTCGTTCTGGCACGTGCCGTCCTGCGGTGAGGTGTCCAGTATTACCATGTGTTGTGAAGGGGGCAAGTCCCCCAAGGCCCGCAACAAACGGTTGCCCTCGTTGTGGTCGCCCGCTTTGTGAAAGTTTTCAGCTAAGAGCCTAGCTACGTCTAGCACGCGGGCGGTGTCGCCTTCTTGCGCGGCGCGAATCATGCTACAAATTTCAGTAATCATCTTTTAAGGGCGTAACAAGTAGGTAATTAAGAGGGACATGGCAGATAGCGAAACCAATATTTCCAGTTCGTAACCCCGGCTCAAAAACCGGGCGCCTTCGAGGATGCGTTGAAAAGTGTTCAT